GACGTGGCGATCAGCGTCGTCGATCATCGGAATCAGACTGGCGGGTGGGTGAATCACATTGCGATTGCCGCAGACGAGATCGTTCCTGGCCATCTTGTCGATTCGAGCGGCGCTGCAGTCAGTAGGGTGGACAAGAAGTTCGACGACGCTTTCAAAGCCCTGCGACTCTGGCCGGCTGCCGAAGGCTTCACACAAGATTGGCTCCAGTTGATGACAGGAGTACAAGCATGAGCGTTGCACCGAAGACTGAAGGCCCGGCTGAGCGGATTCGCGCAGCCATTGTGAAGATGGAGATTCAGCCGACGCTATCGGACTGGACGATGGAACTCGAAGAGGCCGAGCCGGGCAAGTTCACGCTGCTGCTGAGCTGCCGGGTGAGCGGTACACTCAGAGAAGGCGTCAGCCTTGAACGGATGCCCGAACGGATCGAGCGGAAAATCAAGGGCGTGACGCTCGCGGTGGTCGCGCCCGGGCGCGCGGCGGACCTGAAGGCGAAGATCGAGCAGATGGGCCGTAGTATGCGGACGGAACTTGCGGTGCTCTGTGGGCATATGGACTTGGCTGGCGCGCCCGTCGAGTTGGAGTTGACCTTAAAGAACGACCCGGACGACCCCCGGGTCGCCGGAACGCGACCGGTGCTCCCGATTTGATGGTGGATTGCCATGGAAACGCGCAAGACGCTTGGTAAGGTGATCGAGGACGCACAGACCCAGGTGCTTGAGAAGCACCGACGCAAGCGCAGGAGCCTGATCCAAGAAGTGATGGCCGACCAGCACCCGGACGGGTCGGACGACATGCCGAGGCCGGTGAACCTGCTTGAGGTGGCCCGGAACACGTACCAACAGGAACTCATGCCGGGCGACCTTCGGGTACTGGTGACACCGCGACACCCGGCGGCGACTGCAGCCGCGCGTGGGCTCGAACGCGGGACCAACGAACGGATCATCGAGACGCACGCCTCACGCGAGGTGGAGTCTGCTCTGGGCGACTCGCTGTTCTTGATGGGCGTGGTGCGAGTCACCGAAGAAACGACCGGTGAGGTCGACGTCGAGGGGCTGGGTACGATCCAGACCAGCGCTACCTCGGTGCGCGCCGTGCCGATGAACCGCTTCTTCTACGATGTGGAGGCCGAGCGCTGGCCCTATATCACTTTCTCTGGCGAGATTTTCACGGTACCGCTCGACTGGGCTCAGGAATTCAAGGGGTTCAATCGTAAGGCGCGCAAGGAACTCCGCGCGCAAAAGCTCCAGGACGTTATCAGCTCCACCGGGCTGCCCACGGGCAAGGACACGCGATCCGAGAAGGACCGCTACCTACCGCATACGCAACTCGCCATGGCCTGGCTTCCGATGGAGGGCGATTCGGGCAAGATCGTCACGATGGAGCCGAAGACCTGGAACGTGCTCGACGAGAAGGACTGGGACGGGCCGGAGGTCGGGCCGTACCACTATCTGACGTACAACGACATCCCGGGCGAACTCTCGCAGATTTCTCCGCTGGCGATCCTAAAGGCGATGCACCAGAGCGCGAACACCGCCATGTGCAAAGTGCTCGGTCGAATCGAACGAACCAAAGAGGTCGGGCTGACCCAGGCCGACGATCAGGATCTGGTTGACCGGCTCAACAAGGCGTTCGACGGCGAATGGCTGCGCGGGACCGGCAACCCCGACCCGGTGAAACAGTACCGGATTGGCGGGATCGGGGGTGACCTGGCGGGCGCGGTGATCCAGATGCGCAGCCTGTTCAGTTGGCTCGGCGGCGGGATTGAGATCATGGGCGGGATGCGGGCACCAAGCGAGACGCTGGGTCAGGACCGGATTCTGAGCCGGGCGGCCTCCAAACGCATGAAGGCGATGAGTAAGCGGGTCGAGGACTTCTCGCGCGGGATCGTGAAAGCGTTGGCGTGGTACGAGTGGACCGACCCGATCCGCGAACGGCAGTTCTTTGAGAAGATCCAGCGGCGCGGTCTGACCTATGAGGTTCCGCTACCGTGGACCCCCGAAACACGCTTGGGCAGCTTCCTCGAGCACGACGTTCAGGTCGATGTGTACGCGCTGCAGCATCGCAGTCCAGAGGAGCGGATGGCGTCGCTCTTGCAGTCGATCCAGATGCTCATGTCGCTTTATCCCCTGTATCAAGCGCAGGGCGGGACAATCGACGTTGCCGAAATCGTCCGGCTGCTGAGCCGGCTCCGCGATCAGCCGGAACTGGCTGAAATCTTCAAGACGACAACCCGGCGTGAGCCGCAGATCGAACTCCAACCGCCGCCGCAGGCCGGTCCACCCAGAGAGCCGGCCGCTGGTCGGTCGCAAGAGAACCAGGACGACGCGCTGACCGCACAGTTGATGGGCGCCGGCAACCGTAGCGAACCAGGAGAAATCGCATGAGCGGTCGCATGAACAACCCAGGGCTCCCGCCAGGGAGCGGTGTGCATCTTGACCAGATAATGGAGCAGCACGCGAAGCAGGTGGTGAAGGCTGCTCAGGGCCGCGCCAACATGGCGATGGGGATGCTGCATTGTCTACTGGGCAGGGAGCAGGATACGCCGAATCTGCCGAAGTGCAAGGAACTCATCAATCTCGCGTTCGCGATGTCCGAGTATTTCCAAACGCGGGCAGTCGAGCCGCTGAAGGAAACCGTGCCGACGATCGTCGAGGACGGCTGACCGTGCCGATCTACGTTTTCAAGTGCGAGCAGTGCAAGCGGCTGGTGAGGGAGCGCCGGCACGCCAGCCAGGTCCGGCCGCGGGCTCCGCTGTGCGACTGCGGCGCGCGCATGACCGGGGCGTCTCAGGCCAAGCCGCGAGCCGCCGGCTGGCCGATCTACTCCGACGCGCTGGCCGTGCATCCCGAGCAGATCAACGATGCCGAACGCACGGCCGTCGAACGCGGCGTCCCGACGAAATTCGTGCGACGCGACTGCCCAGACAAGGATCTATGGGCTGGCCAGGCGATCATTACCAGCCGCAAGCACCAGCGTGAATTCTGCCAGAAAGTGATGCGGGGGAACATCTGTAACCACGACGACAACTGGTCCGGGAGGCCGTGATGGCAGCTACTGCGCCGAAAACTGACAAGGAATGGGAAGCTGAATCCGACGCGGACACGCTGGCCCGCGCTGGTGAGATTAAGCGCGACAAAAAGCGGATGAACCGCGCGCTGATCGCCGCGATGCGAATGGCGAAGGAGCAGCGCATCAAGGCCGAGGAACTGGAGAAGGTTGCCAAGGCCAAGAAATCCAAATAGGAGCCCCTGATGTCAGGCGAACCCGAAACCGCATCGAGAGAGATGCCAAAGTACAAGTGTCACAAGGAAGTCCACGCGCTCAAGATCGCGGAAGTCTCAACCGGCAGCGGAACCGTACTGCTGCGGCCGGCCGATGAGAGCTACGCCGTGATCGAACTGCCTATCGCCTGGGCCGAGAAGCATCGCCCCAAGATCGGCGGATACTACGTGGTGTACGAGGACGGCTACGAGTCGTACAGCCCGGGTGAGGCATTCGAGCGTGGATACACGCTACGGGGCCGAAAATAGACTGGACGCCCGGCGTTGGGCGTGATAGCCTTAAATGGAGTTCTGGCAGGCCGCCTCACAGGTGGTCTTCGCCGGACGTGGCGAAAACGGGCTTTGCAGTCCCGTAAGATCGTCCCGTAACGATCGCTGCCCTTGCGGGAGGGCCGCTTGTGAAGCGGTCCGCCCCAAAAAGTAAGGGACAGCGATGCCTGATGAACCATCCCCAGGTACGGCAGTTGCCGATCCGCCATCTGGCGAAACTGAACCGCCAGTGGTGGAGGAGCAGCCCGAAAGCATCACCGAACCCGCCGTGGATCAGCCCGCCGCCGATGACGTTTCCGGCGCGGTGACTGAGCCGGCTGCCGAGTCGGATCCGGCCGAGGACAAAGCTGACGAGTGGCCAGACGAGCTGGTTGACCGCGCCAAGGGCTACGGGATTGAAGATCCACACGCGCTTGGCACCGTCGAGCAACTCGAGAACTTCCTGGCTCATTCGGATGCCAAAGTGGCCGAAATCACGATACAGGCGATGAAGCCGCCCGGCGAAGAGCCCCCAGAGCCAGCCGAAGGCAAGCCAACTGAAAAGGCGAAGCCGGAGGCACAACCGAGTCCGCCCGACACGCCGGCTCCCACGGGCTTCAATCTCAACCTGAGCGATGAGCAGCAAGAAAATCTCGGCACGGAGATCATCAGCTCGTTCACGGACATGACCAACCATTACAACAAGGCGATGGTAACCATGTCCCAACAAATGGATCAGATGCGGGGCGCGGTGGCCGGGATGCAACAGGCCGCTGCGGTCCAATTCTTCGATGGCGAGCTCAGAAAACTCGACTCGGAATGGGACGAGTTCATCGGTCGGGGCGCGAGCTTGGAACTCGATCAGAAGGGCGACCATTTTCAGCGTCGCTTCAAGATCGACCAGACCGCTCTCGCACTTGCGCAGGCCGAAGGGCCAACTCCGGGCGGACAGCCACGACGAGTGACGGCGGCGCATATCAAGCGCGCCGCTTACGCAGTCGCGGCGACCAATGGATTCAACCCAAAGGCGAAGCAGCTTGCCGCTGCCGTGCAGAGACGCGCCAAAAGCGCGGTGTCGCGGCCCAGCGAGACCAAAGTGGCTGACCCGGACAACCGCGGCGTACCAGCCCAACTACGGGCCGTGGATGAGATGCTGCGGAAGCAGGGCAAGCTCTGAGCCGGTGAAGGATTGAAGAATGGCAATGCAGATCAGCGACCACGCGGACCTCATTTCGGCGACAAGAGATTCCGCCAAGCAGGACGTGTGGGTCGATATCTCCTTCGACTACCAGAAGTACGTCGCCCTGCCGGAGTTGATGCGCAACGCGCGCGATAACTCGCAGGCCGGCGAGAAAATAACCTGGCAGGTCAAGGTGAAAAAAACCGATACCGCTCAGGCGGTCGGGCTGTACATGAAGCGGAATGTCGATGTGCCGATGCTTCTCGACGAGGCCAACGTGCCCTGGCGACACGTCACCGCTTACTGGGTCAGCAACGAGCTTGAGGCGGCCTTCCAATCGAACGAGAAGACGCGGATCGTCAATATCGTCAACGTGCGACGACTCGGCGCTTTCCAAGACCTGGCGGACCAGATGGAACGGTACTTCTGGGCCACCGGCGGCACCGGGGACGATCCCTACGGGCTGCTGTACTACTTCACTCACAACGCGACGGTCGGCCAGAACGGGCACAACCCGACCGGGTTTGCGAATGTTGCCGGCATCAGCCGGGGCGACTACGCAGCCTGGAAGAGCTGGACGGGCCAGTACACGAACGTCTCGCGTACGGACTTCGTGCGCAAGGCACGCGAACTGGCCAACAAGAGCCGATTCCTCAACCCGTACCCGAACCCGACTCCGGGGACGACCGGCGGGGGGAGGAAGATGGGCTACTACACGAACTATAACGTGTGGGAACTGCTCACCGAGCTTGCCCAGAACCAGAACGACCGGCTCGGGCCGGACCTGACGGCGCTCGAAGGCCGGGTGCTGTTCCACGGCAATCCGATCGCGTACACGCCGTACCTGGACAGCGACAGCAATGACCCGTTCTACGGGATCAACTGGGACCAGGTGAAGTTCACGTTCCTGACGAACGAGTTTATGAACGAGCTTCCGGCCCAGCGGTTGCCGTACCAGCCGCGTTCGTACGCGCACTGGATCGACACCAGTTTCAACCTGGTGGTCTTCAACCCGCGTGAAGCGGGCTTCGAGATGTCCACGGCTGCGTAGCCGATGGATAAGTGATGGTCAGCGCCGCAGGGCCTGCCCCTCGGCGCTTGGAGAACTGAAATGCCTGGAGACAAAGTGCAAGTGCTGGGGGCGGCCCCCGGCGAAAAGGAATCCCACAAGCGTGTCTATTACGCTGGGACTGAGACGATCTACAACGGCTACGCCTTCTGCTACAACCGGGATATCGGCACGGCTGATGAGGTCGATTGGGAGCGTGCTTCGACGGTCGAGAAGCCCAGCACCGGCAAACTCACCAAGTTTGCGGGGCTCGCCGTCGGCCTGCCCAGCGCGGGCAAGGCCGGCCCGATTCGGCTCACGATCGTTGATGGCCGGATCGGTCAAGTGTGTCTCGGCTATTGCAAGGCAGAGACGTACACGCATGCACAGCTCCTGATGATTAACGTGGACGACTGGGAGCTTACCGGGGCAGGACAAGGCACGGTGGTTGCGGAAGCGCTGCAAGCGATAGCTTTGTCGCCGAAGGGTGCTCTGCAAATTCTGCTGGATGGAGGTGCGTGATGCCTGGTGTGAGCATGAGACCAGCGCATGGAACGACCGCTGGGCGCGGACCGTCTCCGGCCATTTGGGAGAACTGCCCATGGGACGAGATGGTCCGCGATCCCGAACTCGGCGTGACCTTCTTCGATGACTTCATCGTCTGCCCCGGCGCAGTCGCGGCCGAAGTGACGATGCAGAACTATCAGACTTACATCGACGCCGGTGGCGTCATCGCAACTGGCTCGGGAGCCAGCCTGCTTCCGGCCGGGTCTGGTCCGCAGTGCGGCGTCCTGAACTTTCTGATGGACAACACCGACGACGACCAGATTTTCATGGCCGGCAACGTCGGCATCATCGCCGCTGGCCAGACAACTTACCTGAAGCCCTGGTGGTTCGAGGCCCGCATCGCGGTCGAGTTGATTACCAACACGCAATGCGGCTTGTTTGTCGGCCTGATGGAGCCGGGTGTCGCCATTACCAACGGCATTATCGTCGATGCCGCAACGATGGCCGACGTGGACTACATCGGTTTCCACCGGCTCGAAGCTGACGGTGACATGCTCGATACCGTTCACAATCTGAATGGTGGAGCGGATGTCACGGTCAAGGCCGATGCGGTCACGCTCGTTGCGCTGACCTGGAAGAAGGTCGGCATGTACTTCGATGGGACCGACGTATATTTCTACGCCGATGGCGTGGTCCTGGCCGACAAGTGCGACCCGGCCGACGCCAATTTCCCTGACGAGCAACTGATGGCCCCTGCGTTCGGCATCAACAACGCCGAGTCCGCCGTTAACCAGGCGTACATCGACTGGTGGAGACTAGCGGCTGCACTCTAGCCGCATGGAGGTGTGCATAATGATGCGTTCTAAGCGGGCATATGGAACGACCGCTGGACGCGGACCGTCTCCGGCCATTTGGGAGAACTGCCCATGGGATGAGATGGTCCGCGATCCCGAACTCGGCGTGACCTTCTTCGATGACTTCATCGTCTGCCCCGGCGCAGTTGCGGCCGAAGTGACGATGCAGAACTACCAGACTTTCGTCGACACCGGCTGTGCCATCGCGGATGGCTCGGGAGCCGCCCTGCTTCCTGCCGGATCTGGTCCGCAGGTCGGCGTCCTGCTTCTGGTGACGGACACCGACGACGACGACCAGGTTTTCATGGGCGGCAACGTCGGTGTCATCGCCGCCGGCCAGGCGACTTACCTGAAGCCCTGGTGGTTTGAGGCCCGCATCGCGGTCGACGTGATTACCAATACGCAATGCGGCGCGTTCTGTGGCCTGATGGAGGCCGGGACGGCCATTAGCGACGGCGTGCTCGACGATGCGGGCGTTTGCGCCGACAAGGACTTCATCGGGTTCTGGCGCGACGAAGCTGACGGTGACAAGCTGAGCACCGTTCACAGCCTCAATGGCGGCGCGGTAGTCGAAGTCGCGACTGACGCGATCACGCTTGTTGCGCTGACCTGGAAGAAGGTCGGCATGTACTTCGACGGGACGACCGTGTACTTCTACGCCGATGGCGTGGTCCTGGCCGATTCTGCCGTGCCGGGTGACACCAATTTCCCTGACGAGCAACTGATGGCTCCGATGTTTGGCATGAACAACGCCGAGGGCGCCGCCAACACGGTATACATCGACTGGTGGAGACTGGCGGCTGCACTCTAGGAGCCCGGCGTGGAATACGGATTTGGTGATGTCGTTCAGCGGGTCGCCTACAAGCTGGGCTTGGGCTACACGGCGTATGCGTCGTTGCCGAGTGCCAACGAGAAGACGCTCCTGACGAGCATCATCAATTCCGGGTACAACCTGTTCGTGCGCCCGCCGCTCCTGCAAGGGATGCGGCGGGTGCATGAATGGTCCTTCCTCAAACCGATCGCCACGATCAACATCTGGCCTTCGGTCTCGAGCACGCTTGACGGCGCGCCCGTCCACGATATACCTACCAACTTGTCTACCGTCACCGTCGATGACGCGATGTTCTACGACAACATGGTCGACGAAGGAGGCGTGATACTGACCATCGGGTCGAACGAATACACGATTACGGCCGTGACCAGCACGACCGTTTGCGTTGTCACTGGAGATGCCAGCGGAGAGGTGGACGAGGCCGAGTGCAGCGTCACGCAAGACGGAGCCTACCGGCTGCCAGCGGCGTTCGGCGCCATGGTCGGCCCGATGACACACGCGGCCGAAAGTGGCTATCCGCCGGTCAACATCAGGAGCGAAACCGAGATTCGCCGGCTGCGCCGCTGGAGTACCGGAACCGGGGTCACGTCACTCGCGGCGATCCGGCCGCTTACGCCGTCGCAGATCGCGACGCAGGAATTCGACCTGCTGGTGTACCCGGCGCCGGACACGAACTACCCGCTCACCTATCGCTACAGCGTGCGGCTGAGCGAGTTTGACGACACCACGAACAAAGTCTTCCCGGGGGCGGCCGACCACTCCGAACTGATCTTGCAGGCGTGCCTAGCCGTGGCCGAGGAACGCACGCAAGATGGCCGGGGACCGGAGTATCAGGCATTTATGACTCACCTCGCGCCCGCGATCCTGTTTGATCGGGAGGCTCATGCGGCCGAATCGTTCGGCGTACCGGGCGGCCGGGGAGTTCATTCCGGCATGTCGCACGCCGGGGACATTTACGTGACCGTTGGGGGCGTGCTGCGATAGGAGTATGAACAATGGCATTCGGTGACGAATCCGATCTCAAACAGATCGCGCAACTTCTGGTTGCGACGACCGTGGAGGCCAGCCTAACCGTCACTCCTGGGCGCCCGTATTCGCTGCTGCATCTTGGCGTTGTTGGCGCCGCGGGGACTCCGACACCCGAGGCGATCTACTTCGCGTTCGAGTCGGGCGCCGTGGTGGCGACTGCGGCGGCTGGCGTGAACAAGCTGATGCTGCCGGATGGTGTTGCGATCCCGCTTCCGCCAGGGCTCAGGACGATCTCGTACAAGACGGCGAGCGCTGACGTGGCCTTCCAGATTGTCGCGGGCCCGCCGTACCACGGTGATTACTAAGAGCACGAGGCGCTTGTGGGAATCGAGTCAACCAGCCTGTATCGTGTGCCAATGGTTCGGCGACCGCACGGACATCCTGTCTGGTGCGCCCCGTTTTTCCATCCACGCATCACGCCGCCGGTAGGGCTTCCGAAGATGTGGGCTGGGCCCTGGTCGCTAGGCGGAAAGCTGATCGCAGGGGGCACCAAGACGCCGACCGCGCTGGTAATCGACAAAGATGGCACCTACATCGACGGCGGTGGCTGGAAATCCGCGACTCTGAACACCGTACGTTGCGGAGGGCCTACGGAGGCCACGCCATATCGAGGCGGACTGTTCGAGGAAACGCGGACCAATCTGCTGACGTACAGCGCCGAGCTGACGCACGCCAACGACTGGGACCGCCTGGACGCGAATCTAACTCCATCGGTCAACGCCCTGCTCGCGCCGGATGGGACCACAACTGCTGATACGCTGACGATCGTAACGGCCAATAGCTACCTCTATCAAGCGAGCACGCTTACAGACAACCTCATGTATGCGTTCAGTGTGTTCGCCAAGGCGGGGACCGGGACCGAGATCGCGTTGGTAGTCTCGGACGAAGGGGCTGTGGCGGATCGGCTGGATGTGACGTTTTCTGTAACGGCAGGCGTCATCGCCGTCGATACGGAGACGGTCGGCACGGGCTACGTTGTTGACTGCGGCAGCGGTTGGTATCGGCTGGTCGGCGTGATCCCGGTGAACACGGTCATTGGCGCCAACACGCACCGGATGCGGATTTACCCGGCCGGAACAACCGGCCCGCCGACGAGCGGTAGCGCGAGCTTCTGGGGGGCGCAGTTTGAGGCTGGCAGTTTCGCTTCGACGTACATCCCCACAGTGGCGGCGGCGGTCGAGCGTGTGATTGACGACCTCGTGTACAACAGTGCGACCGACTTCGGCACCGGCGCGATTACGGTCTACGGGCTAATTACACCTAGCTGGGAAGGGGCCGACGAGGACAACGACCACCACGTCTTCGATGCGCGTGCTGCCGGGAAAGGTGCATACGTCATGCACGTTGGCAGTAGCAACATTCTCCGGGCGGGCGTGGCCGTAAGTGCCGGAAGTGAAGGCATTTGCAATAGCGCGGTTGCGGTCAAGCGGCACCAGGCGTACGCCTTCGCGTTCGCGGTTGATACAAATGATGCCCAGTTCCTGGTGAGGGACATCGTCGCGGGCACGATCGACACTTCGCTGGATGCGACCGTTACGCCGCCATCGCACGGGCCGCTCACGTTCGGCGCAGACGTGGGCAAGACAGCCGCCTGGGATGGATGGATTCGCGACCTTTTGGTGTACCAGGCCCGCCACACGAAGGCGGACATGGTCAAGACTTTGGCTTGGCTGGAGCGGCAGAGTTATCGGGCATGGAGTGCCTGAGATCAGTTTCGCCGACTGGCGAAAAGGCCCGTAAGTAATTGTCGGGTCAAGAGTTACGACTTTCGCCAATTGGCGAAACCTTGGAGACGAACAATGGGTGTTCACAACCACTTACACGAGATGACCGAGGCGTGGGATACCGAGCGGATTACGGACCCGCGCGATGCCGGGGCGATCCCGGTCACGCAATCGGGCCTGTGCGTGATGGTTAGCGCTGGGGCCGAGACGCGGACGCTGGCAGCCCCAGCCCGGGCCGGCCAGCAGTTGATCCTCAACGCCAAGACCGTGACGACCAGCATTGAGGTGACGTGCGCGACGGGCTTCAACCAGGCCGGCGACGATAAGGCGCTGTTCGATGCCGATGGGGAGACGCTATTCCTGTTCTCCGTGTACGTCGGGGCGAATCTGCGCTGGCGCATTCAGGAGAATCCGTCCTAGTGGTGTGATGAGATGCCAACGCGGGCAATTGATCTGGTCTATCCGCTCGCGGGCCTGCACCGGGGCGCGGCGCTTCAGCGCCAACCTCCGTACACCACGCCCGATGCCCAGAACGTGCGCCCGCGTGACGTGTTCGACCAGCGCGAACGCGGCGGCTCCCGACCTGGCGTAACCCGGCACTTCATCAGGGACTTCATCTGGGACAGCACCCTGAACGGGGACCATGACACGACGCGAGACGTCAAAGTCAACGATCCGGTGTTCGCCGATTACATGGTTGGCGACACCATTACGATCGGAGCCACGTCTAGGACCATCGAGTTCGTTATCAGCGCCGTGAACTGTACTGTGACTGAGCCGTTCACAGAGTCCGGCAATGTCGCGGTCTTGCTCGCGCGCGCGATGATCCAGTGCATCACGTCGCTGCCCTACGTGGTGGCCGACGGCGCGGCAGTGCTTGAAGATGACTTCCAGCACGGCCTGAGCGCCCGGTGGGAGGCGCCGACGAAGGTCGGGACCACGCTGCCGACCGTGACCGACGGGATGGCGACCTGTCCCTATGGCGTGACGGTCACGGCGGTCCACCAACCGCTCGACATGGCCAAGGGCGTTGCTCCTTGGGCTAGCTGGCACGAGCTCGTGGTTGAGATGCTGATCGTGCCCGACAATGGCAAGTACAGTGGCAAGTACCGGCTGTACTGCTATCTGGACGACAACGATCCCGACAAGGACTACGCTTCGTTCGAGGTGGAGATCGTCGCCAACGGGTCCGATGGCGTCGTGAACGGTACGTTCAAGAAGTTCACCGGGGGTGCCCAAGAGGGCGCCACGATCACGTTCGCGCAGAAGACGTTCTCGCACGTCGATGCGGGCTGGCTGATGGTGCGTCACCGGTTCAACGGCCGCATCCAAGTCATCTTCCGTGGGGTGGTCCTCTACTCCGGGACTTCGGCCGTGCCGGCCCCGAGCGAAACCCCAGTGCGACGTTTCGGCTTCCAGATCGAGAACAACGAAATCGGCACGACCGGCAAGGTCAAGGTGTTCCGCCTGGCATACTACCGTACGACCGAGGAACGAACCTGGCGGGAAGCGGCGATTGTCGTTGCCCAGGGTAGAGCGTATTACGAGACGTTGAGCCATTCTGCAAATCCGGTCCCGCCCCCCTCTAGCATCAACACCAGCATCTTGCTTGGGTCCAGCGACTTCCTGCAAGCGATCCCGTTTTACAAGAAGACGTACATCCTCGACCAGGGCGGCCCAACCAAGGCCGAGGAAGAAACGCCCGGTAACGTCGACGTTTACTGGAAATACCTCGGCGGGGATGGCTTTGGCTATCTCAAGTGGAAACCGGACGGGGAGAACTTCTTCGACTGGACGTCGATCTTTCTGACTCAGGGTTCGATCCAAGATTACAGCAACTGTGCGCTCCTGATCTATGCGGCTGACTATCCCGGCACTTACCAGATTTACGACATCGGTTACTACGGCAGCGACACCGATGGACTGGTGTTCAAGCATCCGACAGGCTTTAGCCAAAATACAGAACCGCAGGACGCTAAGTTTTACATGAACCGTTCGCCGAAGGTCATCACCTACTCAGACGAGGACGGGGTGCACATGCTGTCGAGTTGGATGACCGTCGATAACCTCTCCGGCAGCCAAGCGGGTGATATGCCGCGTTATTTTCCGCTCGGCTGTCGGGTTGGGGCCAAGTTCGGCGAACGAATCTTCCTGGCCGGTGATCCGCGCCTGCCGTTCGCCTACTACTTGTGCAGACACGGTGATCCCGACGACTGGGATTACGGCCAGACCGACTCGGGCGCGGCGATCGCTGGCTCCCTGCTGGGCCTGTACGGTCGTGAGATCACTTCGGCGGCGCCGTTCTCGGATGATTACCTCGTCATCGGAACGCTGGGTGCGCTCTGGATCATGCGCGGCGATCCTGGCCTTGGCGGTACGCTAGACAACCTGAGCCAGAATGTTGGGATCGTCGGGCCGCACGCTTGGTGCTGGTTGCCAGAAGGCGACTTGATCTTCCTGGCCGCGGACGGATTGTATCGCCTGCCGCCGGGCGCCAACGTCTACCCGATCCCGCTTTCGCGCGACAGGATCCCAAAGGAACTGCTCCAACTCGATTGGCACGAGCAGCGGATTTGCTTGGCGTACGAGCCGAGTGAGCGCGGCGTGCTCATCAATTTCACTCCCAAGCAATACGACGGGACTACGGCAAAGTCCTACTGGTTTGATCCCAAGGCGGGTTCGTTCTGGCCGGACAGCTCGCCGCTGGCGAACGATCGAGTCGTCATGTATTCCCACTCCGGCTTCCTGCCGGGGACCTCGCGCGCCGGGCTGTTGATCGGTGGCCGAGGCGGCCACGTCTACAAGACGGGCATGGTTTATCAGACCGACGATGATGAGGGGATCTTCTCGTACGTGAAGTACGGGCCGTTCCGGTTGGGGTCGAATAATCTGTTGGCCGGGCTGATAACCGAGCTTGTCGTCGCGCTCGGGGATGAATCTGATAGTGTGGCGTGGCTGCTCTACACTGGCGACTCGGCCGAAGCGGCGCTCGCTTCAACGACGCCGGTAGAAAGCGGCGCGCTTCACGCTGGCGCCAACAAGGTCCAGCTTACGCGGCGGCGAGCACACAGCGCGGTTCTGAGGATCAGCGTCGCTGGCAACAGCCGTTGGGCGATCGAGACAATTTCTGCGGTACTACGGGACGCTGGGAGGCACCGGCTGCTATGAGCACGCGCCCGAGCGAGAAAAGCCTGATCGAAGTCCGACGGGCGTTGCAGTCGATCGCGATGCGGCTGGATGCGCTCGAAGCTCTTGATGTGATGCTCACCAGCGGGGCCGGCGGCGGCGGTCGTGTCCTGATGGAAAGTGGCGCGCTCGTCATGGGGACCGAAAGCGGCGAGACCACCGAGCAAGAATTCCTGACGATGATGGAGGAGTTGAAGAGGCTCTTGTGGTCGCTCGGTGGCGTGGATACGGGCTACATCGTGCTGGAAGGGGGAGCTGGCGATCCGGGCTTTTGGGATCTCCTGGCGCTAACCGGGGTTACGGTTGGTGGTAGCGGAAGTGGTCTGGCTGCGGATCTGCCTCTTGCTTACGAAGATGGAGAGTTGGTGTACTTCACGCTCGGCGGCTGGTTGGATCAGGTTGAGAATCGGTTGGTTGCTGGCGGTCTGTGAGTCGAGGAGAACAAACGATTGGCACAACGCGCTAACGGTAGACCGATCACTAAGCCGGGCCTCCATCCAGAGGCCGTGGAGGATGCTGCGCGCCGCTGGAAGTCCGGGGCGTGCTTCGACCTGCCAGACGGCCGCCGCCAGTACATCATCTCGGGGCCAATGCACTATCAGGTCGGCGAAGCGTGGGAAGAGATCGACTGCCGCTGGCTGCCAGACACCGTGCCATGGGATTACCAGATGGTCTACGCGGAGTATCAGGCTCGGGTGCTCCAGCGGCTCGACGCCGGGCAAATCCTCCGGCTGGAAAAGGCCGGGCACTACCTGACGTTTCAGCCGATGGCGCTGAACTTCACCAATGACCTCCACCAGATCCAGCAGATCAGTATGCCCGAGACCGTGGACGGGGTGGTCAGCAACTCCGGCGAGACGGAACTGTGCCAGCAAGGTCGCATCGACTGGGCAGACGGTTACGGAGCGGGCCTGGACTTCGCATACATCCCAAGTACGCACTTCTTCCGCAAGCTACTGACGATCGCGAATCTGGCAGCACTAGGCACGCCGGCCCAGTACATCCTCGACGGCGGGAACCCGGCGGTGTCGCTGTCGTTCATCTTCGAGAGCGACCTCGACCTGTACGTGGACGGCGAACTCTGGGACCGCAACGAGCGGGTAGAGACCGCCGAGCGGATCGAGTTCCGCGATGGTGAGACGGTTCATTGGTGGTGGGGTGTGCCGCGTGCCAGGGATGCTGACGGCGAAGACCAACCCGGCACAATCGAACTCAAGAAACAGGGCAACTCACTATACGTCTCCGTGCGTGTGCCGTGGGCGTGGCTTGAAACTGCGGTCTATCCGGTGGTGGTTGACCCCGATACCTACTACGGCGAGACGACAGACGGGCGTATTTACGGGCGGGACGCTAACTATGCTACCGCTCGTTCAACGTCCTTCGGTGCCGATGTAGGCGTTGACTATACAACTGTAGGCCAGCGATTTGTTGATCCTCTGTATTACTGTTACCGCACATTTCTGGAATTCGACACCTCCGGCATTGCTGGAGCGGTAAGTCAAGCCAATTTGTATTTGACTTGTACATCTGATTCGAGCGATACCGAGTTTGATGTCGAGATTATGAAGTGCACTTGGGCTTCACCGATTGGTGGGGGCAACCGAGAGGCAAACTACGACGCAGCCCTAGCAGCGGCCAAGGACGTGACTTGGCGCAACACAGCCGATGTAGTTCTGAATACGTCTCATGGTTCACCCAACCTGAATACCGCGCACATCGAAGTAGATGGAACGACACAATACGCGCTTGTGAGTTCCAGGGATATTGCCGAAGACGTACCAAGTGGGAATGAGTATGCTAATCCTGCCACGCAGGAACACGCAACCCAAGCCTACCGCCCCTACCTCAGTATCACGGAGGCGGCGGGCGGTCTCAGCATCCCGATTGCCGCGCACCACTACCGGCAGTTGCAGGGAGTGAACTGATGCAGCACCTTCGCGCCAACACTCAGGTGATTGTGACAGTGGGTCCATTCGTGGACGTGGGAGATGGGTTCACCCCCCAGACCGATATTGCACTCGCGGGCAATGAAGCTGAACTGCTGAAGCATGGCTCCACTACGGTCGTTGACATCTCGGGTGCTACCTGGGCTGCTGTCACCAACTGTCGGGGCTACTACTCGCTGACACTGACTACGGCGCACACCAACACTGAGGGGATGCTGGTGGTGATCGTGCAGGATGACTCCGACTGCCTGCCCGTGAAACAGGAGTATATGGTGCTCTCCGAAGCGGCGTGGGATAGCCTGTACGTTGCCAAAGACGTCGGCTTCATGGATGTGAACATCAAGACCATCGGGCGCGCCGACGCTCAGGAGACCGAAGCCAATAATCTCGAAACGGCGTGTGCGAACCACTCGGCTACTCGGGGGCTGACGGGGACAGCGCTGCCCGCGGTTGCTGCGGAAGCTGCTGGTGGTGTTTACACGCGCGGCTCCGGCGCTGGCCAGATTAACCAGGAAGCCAACGGCCAGATTGACGCCAACGCGGTCAAGATCAGCGGTGGGTCAACGGAAGCCGACCGGCTTCAGGCTGCGCTCGGCACGGGCAACTACGTCGCGGCCGACACCACTCTGATCGAGGGTGGCGATGCAACGGATGCCCTGGATGCGGCGGCCGAGGTGGGAGCCGACGCCTCTCTGGCAAGTTTCGCCCCAGCGACCAAGGCCGAGATGGACACGGCCCACGGGCTACTGGCCACCGAAGCCAAACAGGACATCATCGACGCCATAGTGGATGCGATCGTCCTGGACACCGGCACAGATGGGGTCGTGTTGTCGGCGGCTCAGATGAACAAGATCGCCGACCACATAATCCGGCGTAGCTTCGTGAACGCCTGCGATTCCGCAAATGGCGATGCCAAGTCGTTCCGTTCGCTGCTCGGGGCAATGGCCAAGCTCGTGAACAAGCTCAGTCTGGCTGGGGGCACGCTCACGATCACGGAGGAGGACGACGCAACCCCCCTCGGCACGCAAGCTGTGACCACGGATGCCGCGGCCGAGCCGATCATCGCGATGGATACCGTTTGAGGATAGATCATGGCAGTTAAAAAGATCAGCGAACTCAGCAAGGAAGACTCGGCGATCGGCGCGACCGACTTGATGCACGTTGTCGTTTCGGGCGTCAACAAGAAGGTCGAGATGTCCGACCACGAGACGCTGCGCAAGATTATCGTCGGCCCGGCGGCCACGACCGAGAATAGTGTGCCCCAGTGGAATGCGACTACGCGGCTGCTCAAAGACGGGCTCCCGCTCTCAACCAGCGTCGCGACCCCGGGTGTCGATACCAAGCTGCCGACCGAGCAGGCGGCTCGGGAGCTGGCGAACACGCTGGAACGCTGGACACCGATCGCGACCAGCAAGTACACCGCCACGCCGGCGAGCAGCAGCCAGATCACCATGAGCGACACGACCGATCTGGCGGTTGGAATGCCGATCCGCTACACCGATGCGAGCGGGACGTTCTACGGCGTGGTGGACGCCATCGTCGGCAACACGAGCTTTGATCTGAATGGGGCGCCGTTCGACGTGGGCGATGATCTGACGGCTTTGGCGGTCGGCCAGCCCGAGATGCTGTTCCCGCTTAACTTCTTCATCAGTGGCAACTACGACGGCGGGGTGGCCGACCTGCTCGACACGATCGACGGGCGGGCCTACCGCAACCTTGGCCCGGCGATGTACTTGGTGCATTTTGCGATGCAGCACAAGACCGACGACACGGGCGCGAACCAACCGAAGCTCAACGTGAAGGTGAACGCGGTTGCGGTGTCGGACGCCGATGGCGGGAACGGAATCCAAGTCGGCACGGCTTGGGTCCACAACGGGCTCGTGAACGTCGACTCAGCCCAGTACGACCTTCAGAACAACGAGGCGCTGGAGATTAACCTGGCGGTGGTTGGGTCGAACGGCGACGCGGAGGATCTGTCGGTTATGATGCTGTTCGTGCGTCCATAGGAGAACGAGATGAGCAACGTCTGGGATGCAGTGGCAGGCCCCGTGTTTTGGGGCGGGGATGACGAGACGCAAGAGCCGGAAATGTGGCAAAACCTGTTGAACTACGGCCTACCGCTGGGGCTCGCTGCTGGGCAATGGTGGCAGCAACGGCGAGCTCGCGGGCGCGCAGAGGAAATCTACGGCGAGACAAAGGACATCGCGGGCAGCCGCTTTGAGGCGGGCATGGGCGCCTTCGGTGCCGGCATGGAGGGGATTCTCGGGCAGGCCGCCGGTCGCACGGCCGGGGCGCTCGGGGAGTTCGGCATGCGTGAACAGCAAATCATGGGGGGGTACGGCATTATGCGGGGGGCGTTGGAGCGCGGCTATGAAGACCAGGCCAGCAAGTTCGGCGAACAGTTCGACCAACGCACACGCGATATCACCGCGAAGCTTGAGGGGCTTGGTGAGCAGGCACGGAAGGACATCGACCGCCGCTACGGCGATGTGAGCACACAGCGTCAACAGGCTTTGTCGGCTCGCGGGTTTGGTGGCAGCACGGTCGGCGCGTCGGTTGAGGCGGGCGTCCAGCGCGAAAAAGGCGCCGAACTCGGCAGGCTCGAAGAAGGCTTGCGTCGCGAGAACATCAACGTCAGGTCGCAACTCACCGGGCAGGCGTTGGGTGCTCAGATGGGGCTGGGCCAGCAGGCGCTCGGCGCGAGGGAACGGATGGGGCTGGGCCAGCTTGGCATGCAGGAGGGAATGATGGCGAACCAGCTGAACCTGATGACCGGGCTGAGCGGCGACCAACTGGGCGCGTACCAATCACTCTTCGGCGGGCAAATGAATATGTTCGCCGGCCTGAGCGGCGATTACCTGAATACGGTGGGGAACGTGAACATCGGCTACCCGTCGCAGATGAACCTGCAACTTGCAGGCGCGCAAGGTCCTGGTAGCTACCCGGTGCCCGATTACGGGCCGAGCGGAATGCAGCAGTTCCAACAGTACGCTGGCATGGCAGCCAACGTTGTGGGCAGCGCGTTCGGCATGGGGGGCTTTTAAGCAAAGGACACCTGATGCCACCGCCGATCAATCTCAGTTACGAACCGACGCCGTTCCTCCAGGTCGCGAGTTCGTTTTGGGGGCAGCGTCGCCAGATGGCACACCAGGTTGCGGTGCAGCAGGACCAGTCCGCCCTTCAGTGGTCGGCCCAGGCCCAGCAGTCGTTTCAGTCGGGAATGTCCGGTCTGCGCCAGGGTGCCGCTGCGTATCAGCAGGCTCAGCAGTTCGAGGCCGGGCTGGCCCAGCAGCAGCAACAGTTCGAGCAGTCAAACCAGCGGCTCTACGACACGGCCTACCTGCGCTACTTCGGCATGACGGAGCAGCAAATTAGGCCGGCACTTGATCTCGAGATCGCCAACGGCACGGTCCCGGCAGACACGACGATCGTCCAGTACCAGCGGAAGCTCGAAATAGCGCGGAATAAGCTCGCGAATGAGCCGGCCTTTGCTAGGGCGCAGTATCAGCACTGGACCAGGAAGACCGGCCTTCCTCCCGATGTATTAGAGGCAAACTGGACAGCGGGCGGTGGCGCGGCTGGCACTGGCTATGGAACGTGGCAGGAGTACGGGATAGCGTTCGGACAGCAGCGGCAGGCCCAGGATCAAGCCCGACAGTTGCAAGTGGTGAGACAGGCAGAAGAACAAGGGCAGATATTACGGGCGGCTCAGACCTACGCTCAGACCCAACCGAACTCGGAGGTTGGACAAGCTCTCGCTCGTTTCCGTGAGGCCGAAGTTATTGCGAGCGCTGCACAGCAGGGCCACGGCATTCCCGATGGGCTGACGCAAGGGGGTTGGGCCAAGCAAACACAGGCAACGGCCAAGGAAGCGTTTGCCGATGTCCGAAATGCCCTGGTGAAAACGCAGCCTGATCGAGCCGCGATCCGTGAGGACCGAGAAAAACGGACCGAGATATTTCAGAATCCGGATGGCGGTTTTGACAGGGTTTATTACAACCAAGACGGGAGCTATGAACGCGTCACGACCTGGACGCCGGATGACGATGGGGCAGACGTCGGCAAGGTCTACACATGGGCCGACAAAGTGGTGAGAAACATCCAAGTTGAAAATGAGGAAACCGGCGAGTGGGAACCGATCAGGGATGAAGCCGAGATCGCCAAAAGGATAGAGGCGCTGATACAGGGCCGCGAGCGTTCCACCGCGCCTCCGACGCAAGGCCCGCGGGTCAGCCGGGAAGACCGGGCAGTAACCCAGCGAGCGGATCAGCGGGCACGTCAGTCGTACCAACCCGAAGACTTCGCGAAGGTGCAGAAAGCGGCAGAGCAGATAATCGCACAGTTCCGACGAAAACGGGAGCGGGGCGAGCAGCTAACACCTGAAGAGGAAAAATCCTTCCAGCAGGCGTACCAACTGCTCGAAACCCCACAGCCGGAGACGCCCCAACCGACTCCCGCATCCCCAGCGGTTGACGAAGCCCGACGGACCATCCGTGAACTGCTGGCTAAGCGACACGCTGGCGGGCAGATCACGCCAGAAGAGCGCAACGTGTTGCAGGCCGCGCGTGACGTGCTTGCGGGGGCGACCCCGTGACGCAGATGACGACGATAAGCGACGCCGAGCTGCTGAGTGCATCGGATGCCGCTCTCGCCGATCTGGGTGCGATCAATGACGCTGACCTGCTCAAGCTCGGCGACGCCCTGCTCGACCAGGCCGACGAACTTCTGAAGCCACCGGCACGGCGGCCGGCGATGTTCCCGTGGCAACGCGGTAGCACGGACGTCCCGCCTGAGCAGTTGGCAGGCCCGCTACCGGGCGCCGGCGGTCAACTCTATCCACCGTTGAAGCCCAGCGGAATGCCAGACACTGCGGTTGGTGCGTACGCCGACCGCTTGGTTAAGGACGTCGCGAACATCCCGCTGGGTGCCGCCGAGAACTTGCGCCCCAGCACGATCGAAGCCCGGATGCGCGGCTGGCAGATCCAGCGAATCTACGCTAACCGCGAAGTCGACCAGATGCTGCAAGAGATGCGTGCCGAAAAGGGCGACAAAGAAATCAGCCCCGGTGTGCGCTGGCTGCTGCGTCTGGGCGGCGAAGCCAAAGCCTATCTGGGCCAGTCGTACGTCGACGCCGAGAAGACGAAGCTGCACGACCAACGTGGCCGCTGGGATTTGGAAATCCCGCCGGCCGAGACCATACCCGAGAAGGTGGGCGACACCGTCATCGGCCTGGGGAGCGCTATTCTCCAAATACTGGTCACAAGAAAGTACATTCCCAAGTTCATATCAGAGAGTTGGAAGACGCCGCTGGCGTTCGAGATTGAGAACCTGGTCAACGGCGGAACCCCTGGCGCCGGGCTGGCGATGGGTGGCGCGTTGCAGGGCATCGGGGCGATCCCGGCTAAGTCGCTCGCGGGCAAGGCCGGCAAGGTCGCGGCCGAGTCAAGCATCTTCGGCGGTCTGGCAGCGGCTGGCGGCGGCGACGAAACAGACATAGTCATCGCCATGCTGATCCCGCCGTCATTCGCGGGCTACCGGTCGATGCGCAAATTCTACAAGGGCGAGTTTGTCGGCTCGAAGACCGCTGACGAACTTACCGGCGTTGCCCGTGACGCCCGGACGCTGATGCGTGAGCACGCCGAGCTGCGCCGCTTTGTGGGGCAACTCGAGCCCGATGGGATGGTCACGCTGCGCAAGCGGCACGCGGGTCAGTACAAGACCAGTGCTGGTTCGCGGGCGATTGTTGACCTGATCGACACCCGCCTTGCCGGCGAGCCACTTGACCAGCCAACCAAGGCCGAACGCGAACAGCCAACCGACCCCGTCGACAAGCTGATCGAGAAGCAGGCCGCCGGTCAGGCGATTTCACGTAAGGACATGCCGGACGTTCCACGGGCCGCTGACCGAGAAACGGTCGCCCGGGGACTGGCGCAGGTCCGGGACGAACAGGGGGTAGTTTCGCCAATTGGCGAAAAGAAGCCAGCAGAGGAGATCACCGATGCCCGAGAAACTGCACCGGGAGCTGAAGAAATCAGCCCGAAAGAAGGGGCTAAAGGGGAAGCGGGCGAAGGCGTACGTCTTCGGGACGCTGGACAAGGTCAAGAAAGCGGCCAAGAAAAAGCGGCAGTAGTCGAACCCCCCACGCCTGGATCACCTGCGCCGCCACCACCACCAGGCGTAACGAGCATCCAGAACGCCATTGTCGATCAAGAGCGTGCTGCCCGGGGCCTGCCCCCAGCGATGGAGGCCGCTAGGCAAGCATTCTCCGATGTGTGGGACGAAGCGATGGCGGTTGTCGTGGAAGATCCCACCGCCCCGGCCGCACTTGTGAGTGAGTTGCAGGCCAAACCTCGCGCCGTTTCGGGCGCCCTCGAAGATGCGCTGCTGCTGCACAGGCAGATCACGCTTCAGAACGACTACGACAAGTCGATCGAACGCCTCGAGGCCGCGCGCGAAGGGGGCGACCCGGTTGAGATCGCGCGGGCTGAGACATCCGAAGCCCTGCTCGCATCGCAACTGGTCGAGTATTACGACGTCGACAAGAAGGTCGGAACGGAAACCGGGCGAGCCCTCAACGCCCGCAAGATGCTCGCTGATGAGGCGTTCACGCTGATGCCGATGCTCGCCCAGACCAGGAAGGCGAAAGGCACGGACTTGACTGCCGAGGATCGGGCGGCGGTCGTGGAAACCCAGCGCGACATCGCCGGCACACAGCAAGCGTTCGACGATTATGTCCAAGAGGCCGACGACCAAGCCGCGCAGGCTCAATCGAAGGATGCGCTCGAAAAGCTCAAGAAGCGGGTAGCCAAGGCGAAAGCGAGAATCCAGAGCGAGCCGGGGCCGGCGGCCCAAGACGAACCCCCTGAGATCGTGCGGGTCGCTCCCCCTAGGCGAGCTGGACCTTTGGATAACCCGGCAGTGGGCAAACTCGCGAGGCAGTTGGCGGAGCAGTTTGTCGCTGAGGGCGTTACCGATCGCGACGAACTCATTGATGCGGTCTACGCTGAGTTGTTGGAGGTCGTGCCGGACCTCACGCGACGGCAGGCGATGGACGCGATCTCCGGCTACGGGCAGTACAAGCTGCTCGATCAGGACGAGATCAAGGTCCAGCTCCGCGACCTGAAGGGACAGATGCAGCAGGTCGGCAAGTTGCAGGACATGGTTGCTGGCCTAGCGCCGCTGAAGACCGGGGTCCAGCGCAGAGAGCCGAGCGACGAAGAGCGGCGGCTGATCCAAGAAGTGAACGAGGCCAAGAAGAAATATGGCTTCGAGGTCACAGACCCGGTGACCCAGTTGAAATCCGCGCTCGATGGGGTGAAGACCCGACTCAGGAATCAGATCGCCGATCTCGAAGAACAACTCGCGACCGGCACGCAACTCATTCGAGACAGAGCCGGCCTACCGTATGACGATGAGGCCACGGCCCTACGGGAACGCCGTGACGCACTTCGGGCTGAGTACGACGAGATGTTTGGCCAACGGGAACTCAGCGATGAGCGGCGCGTGAAGATGGCGATCGCGGCAGTTGAGAAATCGGCCGCGGAATATGAGCGACGAGTCAAGGAGCGGGATCTGTTTCCAGGCCGCAAGCCGTCTAGGACTCCGATGACGGCCGAGTTGGCTGCCGCTCGCGCTCGCCGTGACGCATGGAAGGAGCAACTACGGGAGCTGCAAGAGGTTGCCCGACCGAAGAAGACGGCCGAACAGATTGCGCTTCAGTCGCTCAAGACGCGGTTGGTCAATCGCACGGCCGAATTGAAAGAGAAGCTGGCGCGCAGCGATTTCGCCCCGAAACCGAAACGGAAGCCCCTGTCACTCGACAAGGAGGCCATGCGATTAAGAAAGGAGAACCTGGAAGCCAAACTCGCATACATGCGCGGCCTGGAAGCGTTCAAGTGGGCCAACCGTTCGGCTGGCCAGAAGGTGACGGATCTCTCGGCCGAGACCTGGAGGACAATACGTTCCGTTCTGACCAGCGCGGATGTTTCAGCGGTCGCTCGACAAGGCGGGTTCTTCAACTTCGGGCATCCGATCCAGATGGTCCAGGAACTGCCGCAAATGTTCCGTGCGGGGCTGTCGCGGCAAGGTGCCGTAGCGGCTGCTGAGTCGCTACGGGAACGGCCGAACTGGGCTTTGTATCAGCGGGCGGGCTTGGAATTGACCGAGCTGGAGGGCGTGCTCGGCAAGATGGAAGAAGCCTACATGGGCCGTTGGACCCAGAAGATTCCCATAGTTGCCGCATCTGCGCGCGCCTACGTGGCGTTCCTGAACCGGCAGCGGGCAGATATGTTCGACGCCCTGGTTGCATTCGTTGGCCGCAAGGGCACGGTCAGCGATGCGGAGGCCGAAGCGCTTGCGAATTTCGTGAACGGCGCCACGGGCCGAGGCACGCTTTGGAAGTTCAAGCAAGCGGCGGTCGGTTTGGCTACCGTGTTCTTCTCGCCACGATACGCCACCAGCCGATTCCAGTTGTTATTCGGCGCCCCCTTTTTCCATGAAGGCGCGACTGGCCGGGTCAAGGTGGCGATCGCGAAAGAATATGCCCGCACCGCGCTCGGTCTCGGGATCTTCTACTCGATGGTCATGGCCGCGGCGGAAATGTTCGCCGCGTTTTATGGGGGAGAACCGGAAGAGTACGTCCAAATTGAGAGCGATCCACGGTCGGCTGACTTCGGCAAGATCAAGATCGGAAACACGCGGATCGACCCGCTATTTGGCCTGTCACAGACAACGGTGCTACTCTCGCGTGTCGCAGGTGGACAGACAAAGGATGCTTACGGTCGGCTTCAGGATCTGTCTGGCAAAGACAAGCCGTTCGGCAAATCGGACATCGTTGACGTGCTGGCACGGTTTTTGCGGGCGAAGCTATCACCGGCTGCCGGAGCGGTCGTTGATGTTACAGCGAGGGAAGGCTACATTGGGGAACCGGTCACGGTGACCAGCCTGCCCCTGGATTTGTCCATCCCACTCGCGCTTCGAGACGTGTATGAGGCGATCGAGGAACACGGCATTTCCAAGGGTGTCGCTCTGGGTTTGACGGCCATCTTTGGACTCGGCTTACAAACCTACCAAGTCGACCCGGGTCCTATGCTGGACGCGCTGGCGAAGCCACGGCCGGTCAAGACGGCCAAGGGAGACGAGACATTCTTCGACACGCTGGGGCGGTGGCAGGACGAGCGGGATGCAGCGTTAGAATGGCTGGGCAAACAACCGTTGACGGTGGAGCAACTGGAAGACGTCTACTGGGAACACCTCCTCGAGCAGTATCCGAGGCCCGAGCAGGGCAATACCCGGGCAGCGTACAAAAGACGGTTCCTGGCGACGACTAAGGGCCTGTAGACCAATAACTTACAGATATATCTACAAGATCATTTGCCAAATACCGAAACGTGGGGTAGACTCCACTCATGGCGAGAATCAAGTTTCCAACTGATTTGGCGAACGAATTGGAGCAGTTCGTACCAGCCAATATCCGTGGGCCTCGGAAGATCGCCCAGCGGGTCGAGTTCGCCTGCCGACTATGGGTGCGCGAGCGTCAGGGCATGAAGCCCGCGCCCGCCAAGGCCAACGGTAGTTCGCGGTAATTCCTCCGTGAAAGCCGCCCCGATCCCATTATGCCCTGACAGCATGCTTGTGCCATTGGGTAGGGGCGGCGCTTTTGTCTCGCAAACGTAAGGGGCACAGCATGTCGCATGAAGATAGTATCAAAAGCATCCGTTCCAACATGAAGAAGCGCAAGCCGCCCACGAAGAAAGAGCGCCAATGGCTTGATCGCATTTACGGGCCACGCGAAGATCGCCGGTACCCAGCTCGTGGCGATAAGTTGACGTTCTGTCCGGCGTGCGGGTGGTGCGTATTCAACGGAAGCGAGTGTTTTGTCTGTGACTATTTCGTTCCAGGAAGCCTAAGTCCGGCCGTCGAGAAGCAGCGCCAGATCAGGATACTAGAGAAAGCCGCCCGGAAGGACAAGGGGAACTTGGTTGCGGCGTCCATCGTCGGGGTTTGTCTCGTCTTGCTGGTAGCCGTTGGTCTTTGGCAAATGATCGGGCGGACCTTGGAGACGGTGACGCCATGAGCAAAACCGATATGAATGTGAAGATCGACGTCCTCCTCTCTGAAATCCATCTCGCTGAAAAGGATAAACGGATGGGACGTATCACGAAGGGCATGTACCTGGAGACGACAAAGCGCCTCATCTTTCTCCTTGACATCCTCCTCGACTCCCAGAGTGATGAAGTTAAAGATCGCGTCAGACGCATCCGTTCCGGAATCGACAAGGGTGAGTACGAGACCGCCGAGAAGATCGCCGCGACGGTCAAGGAGGTCCAGCGTGAACTCTACGGCTGCTCGTCTCGCCGAACCCTTGAGTCTGGGCTCGCCGTTGTGGTCTGCGTCGCCGTGTTCCTCGGGCTCTTGATCGCCGTGGTGGTTTTGAAAGCGTGTGGGCTGTGAAGCCTCAATGCGGAGTAATCGCATGCTGAACTACATCCCAGTAATAGGTTGGGCGCTGGCTATCGGATTCGCGTTCTGTATCGCGATTCCGTTTTGGATCGTGTGGAACTGGCTTGCGCCAACGTACTTTTACTGGCTCCCGTCCGTGTATTTGTCAATCCCTTTTTGGCACTGCTTCGGTCTATTCCTGCTTGCCCCAATGGTTCGATCGCTTGTCGGGTGGCCACCGGTCAGCGCATCTGCGACCACTGAACAGAAGAAGAGCAAGGAATGAGCAAGCCTCAATTCCACCAGTCGGCTCTCGACATGCTGCACAAGTGCGGCGAGCAGTACCGGCGCCGCTACGTCGAGGGCGAGATCGTCCCGCCGGCAATCGCGATGACCGTCGGCTCATCGGTGCATGACGCTGCACGCGATTCCCTCCAGAAAAAGATCGACACCGGGGATCTGCTGAGCGTTGACGAGTGCGCCCAGTTGGCACGCGACGCTCTGGTTGCTCGCTGGGACTATGAAGGGGTCGGACTGAACAACGACGAGCGTAAGCAGGGCGAGGCTGTGGTTCGCGGGGAGGCCGTCGATAAGGTCGTCAGGCTGTCCAAGTTCCACGCGGGCTACCTGGCGCCGCTGCTAAAGCCGATCGCGGTCGAGCGGTCTTGGGTCATCGAGTGCGAAGGGTACCCGTTTGATTTTGTGGGCATAATCGACGTCGAGGAACTGGGGCCGGTGCTTCGCGACCTGAAGACCAAGGGGAAGAGCCCGAGCCAGGGTGAGGCGGACTACTCGGACCAGCTCACCATGTACGCGCTCGCGAAGTACGCTCAGGTCGGCGAGCTCCCGACCGCGATGTGGTTGGACTGCATCGTCGATCTGAAGGCGGGTCCGGTGCTCAAGCAACAAGCTACGATCCGCGACGCGGTGGACGTTGAGATTTTCGCGCGTCGGCTCGAGAACGCTGCCAAGGTAGTCGAGAGCGGGGTGTTTACGCCGGCCCGCCGCTCGGACTGGTGGTGTGGCCCGAAATGGTGCGGCTACTACGATTCGTGCCCGTACGTTCGCGGGCGCACCGTTCACACGACAGGAGCAGCGTTGTGATTAAAGTTACATGCGATCATTGCGGCAAGAAAATGAGGCGGCATGAGGCGGGCACACCTTGGAAGGCGAACCTGAGGGTCGATCACCGCATTCTTCACATCAAGAGTTCGTTTTTTGCACCGGGCGAGGAGGCCGTGGATGCGCCTCGCGACCAGTGCGAAGATTGCTGGAGGAGTTGGGTGGCAAAAGTGGTAGCAAAGGAGTTGGGCGATCAGCCCGACACGCCCGGAGAAGGCCAATGAAGCTCTGGCTCCTCGAACGAAAAAATATCCGTCCTGGCCAGTACGACGTAACCGATGGCTTCGTCATCCGAGCAGAGACCGCGACGGACGCCCGAGAGATGGCCAACACCTCATCGGCCAACGAGGGTTATATCTGGGAAGACCCCCCACTGACCACCTGCACCAGAATCGACGAGTACGGTGAACCGGAAATCATCCTCTGCGATAACCACGCTGGGTGAAGATAGGAGACCGAAGTGTGGCTTTAACAACTGCGACAGCCGCCGTGTTCATATGGACACGGATGGTCCAGGCGGTGTGGCCCCGTGCCGTCATGGGTAATGGTGCCGAATGCGGTAAACGGGGCTTTGAACTATGCGGCGGCGGCGTAACATGACGTTGGAAGACCTATCCAACATTGCTAGGTGCCAGGCCAACAGCTAGCCCCGGAGCGGTTACGCCTCTGGGAGATGGAAGGGGCCGGTTCGAGTCCGGCGCGCCGCATTCTTGGCAATCGAAGGAGCAGCGGTATGAGTAAGGCAGAAACCTTGATCGCAGTGCGAGACATCGGCCCAGTAATAGAGTTCGAGTACAAGATGACCGGCCCAGGTCTGCACGTCCTACGGGGCAAACAAGGTGCGGGTAAGACGACGGTCCTGCGAACCGTGCAGTTGGCGACCGATGGCCGCACCGACATCAAGCCGACGAAGCGTGATGCGACCCGGCGCGGTGAGGCCACCGTTGCTGGAAAAGTGCTGACTATTGCGAAGCGGATCCAGGAAGAAGGCGCGATCACTGTTGACGGGCTCGGCGACCTGGATATCGCGGCGTTGCACTCGCCGAAGTTCAAGACGGCGGTGATCCGCGATCGGCACCGGATCAACGTGCTGCTCAGGTTGATCGGCGTTGCTGCCGACGCCTCGCGATTTCACGATGTAGTTGGCGGGGCCGATGCGTTTCGCGAAATCGTCAGCACGCACGACCTGGAGACCGACGACCTGGTTGAGATGGCCGCGCGAATCAAGCGGGCTGTCGAGCGCCGGGCCCAGGAGCACGAACGAGTGAAGGACAGCCGCCTGGCCGATGCACGGGCGGCGGTACAGCTCGTGGAAGGTGTGGACCTGGCGGCGCCGCATGACGAGAGCGCGCTGAGTGTTGAGCTCGGGGCCGCGGGCGAGCACCGGGCTGCGTTGCAGCAACGGAACAGGGACGCTGCCGAGGTAGTTGCCGCGGCTGGAAAGGCTCAAGCTGAACTCGACGCCCTTGGACGCGGGCCCGACCTGGCGGAGCTGGAAGGGGCGGTTTCTACCTGTTCTGGGGATGCGGCGGATTGGGAGGCCCGCGTGCAGGAGTGCAAGGATGCTCTTGCGGAAGCAGAGAGCTGCCTCCTTAGTGCGGAGGCTTCGCATGGCCGCGCGGCGGACGCTTTTTTATCGGCCTTTCGTCAGGCCGAAACCCTCGCGAAGTGGGAGGCAACGATCAAGGCTGGCGCGGATGTGCAGATGCCGACTGGCGCAGAACTGGTCAAAGCGCACGACCGATGCGAGACGGCACAAGGGGCGGTCATGTACGGCGTCAAGGTCCGAGAGGCCCTGGCGGCTCAGAAGCGCGCGGCGGTGTCGAGCGATGAAGCCAAGGAAGCTGGGCAGCGTGCCGCGCGGCTGCGTGAGGCTGCTCGGGCAGCCGGCCGCGATGTGCTCGCCGACGCCGTAGCGAGCGTGCCCGATTGCCCGCTGTTCATAGTGCCGAATCCAGACGGCGACCCGCGGCTGGTGATCGCGACCGATCGCAGCTCCGAGGAGCCGTTTGAGGACTTGTCTGATGGGGAGCGATGGCCGGTCATCCTGGGAATCGCTGCCAGCCGGAATCGGCTGATCGTGCTACCGCAAGCCGCGTACGGCGAACTGTCGCCCGAAACTCGTCGTCAGCTACACGAACTGGCCGTCGAGAGAGAGGTGTACTTGCTCACAGCCGAGGCCGATGATGGCGATCTCCGGGGAGAGGCGTACGACCAGGGGCCACCGCAGGGCCTGCTACAGATTTGAGAGGATCAGAAACCGACGTAACCCGTTATTGTGCATCAGCTTACGCCTTTCGCCAATTGGCGAAAACCTGAAAGGATCGAACCATGGCCGAACAGCCAGAACACGTTGAGGCTCACTTCACGGACGCGATCTTGGACGAGATTGACCAGATCGTAGAGACGCACGGGCCGTCGTTGTTGAAGGCGGACAAGGGGCTGCGAGAGTCGATCAAGCTCTCCCACGCGATCCAGCGCATGCGGGACATCGTATCGCTCTCGCTGGTCACCTCTGACATCATGGGGCTGATGAATACCAGCCTGGGGTTCAAGACGGATCGCCCAGACGCGAGGCAGAAGAAGCCAGCGTACACGCCCGCGGAAGTGATAGACCCGCTGATCGAAGCCCTTTTGCGTGGGGCGCGGGTGACCGGAAACGAGTTCAACGTCCTGTTTGGGGGCTGCTACCTGACGAAAGAGTATTTCGTCCGCAAGGTCATGGAGTTTCCTGGGGTGACGAATGTGGTCCCGACACCCGGCGTAGCGCAGATGGTTGGCGACGGGGCGCTCGTACCATTCACCGTGCGCTGGTTGCTGGACGGGGAGGAGATGGTCGAGGAGCGAATCGAGCGCGGCAAGCGCGGCGCGGATGGCTACCTTGACGAGCGGATCCCCGTGAAGGTGCAAGCTGGAATGGGCAACGATGCGATCACTGGCAAGGCGACGCGGAAGGTGTTCAAAGCGGTCTATGCCAGGCTGACCGGTGCGACGGCTCCGTTGCCGGATGGCGAGGTTGGCGATCTGACTGATACGGCCCGCAAACCGCGTGACCATGGCTCGGTCGATCTGGAGGGTTTCAAGGCAAGCGCTGAACCGAACCGCGGCCACGGCGATACGGGCATGGAAAAGGTGACGAAAACGGCCGAGCCTGAGACGAAGCCTGAGCCGGCCCTGGATCCCGAGAAGCCGCAAGCGGAAGCGCCTGCGGCCCGGTATTTGACCTGCGAGCACTGCGGTCTGCACTTCCCACCCGAACATCTGGCGAACCACCAGAAGATCACCCACCCGGAGGCGCAGGTGAAGGGCCCGACGGTGGACGAGATGCGCACGGAACTGCGCGCGCTCGTCACGGAGCTGGCGAGTTTGACGGGCAAGGACATGCAGAAGGTGACGCCGGAGGAGCGGGAGACCGTCTGGGGGATTTTCGACACCCTCACAGAGGGGCAGGCGCGAGCCACGAACGACGTCCCTGAGGCGATGTTGCCAGACGTGCTGGCGCAGGCCCGCGCGATGCTTGAGGGCCAGGCGCCGGAATCTGATGATGCGGGCGATCAGACGTTTGAAGCGTAACAAGGAGCGAACGGGCCATGGTCCGAGCGGTAATCGCCGAGCATGGCAGGGTTCACCCCCTACTGGCCCTGCCATCGGTTATTTCGCGTCCCGCGCGACGGTTCGCGATAATCCGTCGCCCATGGCCCGAATGGCACCGGTGAGGCGTGCAGCGTATCGGTTGCCCCGCCCCACGCTCACGCCCCGGTGCCGGCTGTAGACGCGCCACGAGGTTTCCTAGCGCCCTGGGGTACTTGCAGTAGGGGCAAACGCCTGTGGGCGTTCTGGCGCCCGATGCGAACGAGGAGAGACCCATGAGTGTCACACTGGCAGAGATCTACCCCGAGCATCCGAAACTCCCGCCACCTTCGTCGATCGGACGAGGCAGCGTTGTAATGCTGGGTAACGACGATGGACAACCGCACGTACTGGCCGTGATGCCCAATGGCCAGGCCGTGTTTGTTAACCTTGTCAGTGGCCGTGGTTGGGTACCACCCTTGCTCCTTGCCGATGAAAACCGCTTGACCAGGGCCGAGGTGGTTGCGCTGGTCGGCCACTGCCCCGCTCTCGGCACGGTACGCTACATTGGCGAGGCTCGCGGTGTGGTCCATGTTGACGTGCCGGAAGACTGAAGAGGGATCGACGGATGACGACCCGCCCAGGCCGAGCAGGATCAGGGAACATCGAGCACCGCGATATGCACTCGATTGTGTTCGCGCAGCGACCGCTCACCAAGCCCGAATATGAGGCGCTGAAGGCGGATATCCAGCTCAACGGAGTGCGTGAGCCGATCCTGACGAATGCCGAGGGCAAGATCATCTCCGGCCGGCATCGGTACCTGGTGTGCGACGAGCTCGGCATCGAGCCGAAATATCAGCGCTTGCGGGCCGACGAGAGCGTTGTTGATGCCGTTCTCTCCCGCGAGTGCGTGAGGCGGCACATGAGCGTCAGCGACAAGGGGTTGGCGGCTGAGCGACTGGCCCAATACTGGAACGCCGAGAACGCTGAACGACTCCGAGCCGGTCTGACGGACAAGCAGCTTGGCATACAGGCCATCCGCCAACATCTGGCTCAAGTTCTCGGGATCGGCGTGCGCGTCGTCGACGCAGCCGCCCGCGTGATCCGTCACGCCCCGAGCCAAGTACCTGCGATCGAGGCCGGCGAGAAAACGGTGCGGGGGGTGGATGCGCAGGTGGCCAAAGCGGAGAAAGGTCGGAAGCGACGAGTTTCGCCAATTGGCGAAAGCAGCCCTAAAGACAGCGTGGGCAACGCGTTGACGAGCGACCAGGCGGCAATTTTCAATCAGAGTGAAAGGATTGTGGATCTGGCCCGACGGATCAACGCCATCTACCACGAGGTCTCGAAGCTCGCGGAGGAACCCATCGGGGCACACATCGACGACGACGCGCCGAGGGATTTGAAAAACGCCTGGATGGCCGTCAAGTGGGCGATGCCGTACGCGGTCTGCAAGTGCGCCGGCGTGGGCTGTGATGCGTGCAAACGGCAGGGCTGGGTGCCCAAGGCGCTCTACGAGCAGATGAAGCGGTACGAGCCAGGGGTGAAGCCATGATTACAGACCACGTGTCGGTCGTCGAAGAACTGCTCGAACTGGAAGCGGGCCTGACCGCCTGGGAAATCGAGTTTCTCGACAACCTAGACGAGAACTGGCGAGACCGCGAGTTGACCGAGAGCCAGTCGCGGGCGCTGGAGGGCATCGCGAGAAAAATGGGGCTGATCGAAACATAGGGAGAACACACATGACCGTAGATGAAGTGAAAGCGCTGATGCGCTCAAGCAACAACGAGCAAGAGTGGGACGCCAATTGCGAAACCGTAAAGGCCAAGTGCAATGGCTACCCATCGTGGTGGTTTCAAGAGATTGTCGTTTCGGGATTCATGAACGAAGTAATGGGGCCTGGCAGTGATCAGCTTAAGATAGAGCCCTTGCTTTGACAACGGAAGATGCGGCGGTGGCTGACCGCTTGTGGAGGCCCCGGTTGAGGGTGGCGTCAACCACCCAAGAGAAAGCCGGGCACGAGCGACTCAGCCTCGGAAGGACTTTGCTCTTGACAAGGCAAGCCAGTCTCCGTGTCGGCCCAGGCTGGCCCGCCGCATTCTGATACGCATGAGGCTGATCGAATGAAAGTGGAAGCATCGGGATCGTTATGACGAGCTACGCCTACAACACGAAGGTTCCCGTTTCTCGAAGCGTGCAGAACATCATTCGGCTGCTCGAACGCTTCGGCGCCACCGACTACATCCAGGGGCACTCCGATGGTCGCACGCAGATTCTCTTCAAGTACGAGAAACTTGCCGTTCGGATTCGTGTTCCCAACACTGACGGGGAGGGCAACCCGGTCAGCGATCACGAGGAGGCTCGTCTCTGGCGATGCGCCGAAATGTTGGTCAAGGCGAAGCTGGTCGCCATCGAGGAGGGCATCGAGGTTTTCGAGTCGGCCTTCCTTTCCGACATTATGACCGAGACAGGCGAAACCGTCGCGGAGAGAATGGTGCCGGACATCAAAGCCGGCAAACTGCCCGGGCTGAAGATACAGAAGCTACTCTCGGGCTGATCGAATGAAAGGGAACGACATGGCAACCGACACAGGCGGGCCGGCGTATCCGTTAAAGCACTACACCAGCGACATCGGACCAGATGTAGCTGGGTTCATGGCGAAAGATGCGTGCGGAAACCAGTTATGGGTTAATAGTGGCGCACCCGGCATGACCCTGCTGGACTACTTCGCGGTACACGCACCAGCGGAAGCCGGAACAAGCCCAGTGGACCGATATGCCTGGGCTACCGATATGGTCGCCGAGAAACGCCGACGCGAGGCCGACGAATGAAACTCGTCCTGCGCGGATACCAGAAGGCGGCATGCAACGCGATCCTGCGCGAGTTCAAGCAGGACCGGAGCACGCTGCTCGTTTTGCCGACAGGCACGGGCAAGACCGTGGTCTTCGTTACGATGAGTTTGTACGTCGATGGCCGGACGATGATCGTGGCACACCGCGACATTCTCATCGACCAAGCCGCCCTAACCGCCCGGGATTGGACCGGCAAACTCGCCGACTTCGAGCAGGGCGATCGCCACGTCTGCGATTACCACGGCGGGCTGTACCAGCCGGCCGATGTCGTGGTATCGACCGTCCAGAGTCAGGTCAGTAAACGGAACGGCCGGCGCCGATTCGAGAAGTTCAAGCCAAATGACTTCGGATTGCTCGTGCTGGATGAAGCTCACCGGGCAACCGGCGCGAGCTTCCGGGCCTGCATCGAGCATTACACACAGAACGACAAGCTCCGGTACATGGGCTGCACGGCGACACCGGATCGGACGGACGGCACAGCGCTCGGTGGGGTCTTCGATTCCGTAGCGTATCGGTACGATATAGCCGACGCGATCGAGGACGGCTGGCTGGTGCCGTTCGACATCCAGCCGATTCATGCCGAGCAGGTCGATATTTCGTGGGTCGGCACGACCGGGAAGGATCTCGTGGCGCGCGATCTGGACGCTGCGATGACGAAGGGGGAGGAGCGGTTCCACGCGATCGCGAAGCCCACGTTCAAGGAAAGCGATGGCCGGAAGACGTTGATTTTTGCGAGTGGCGTGGATCACGCGAAGCTGATCGACGAACTCCTGAATGGCTACGAGCCAGGCTGCAGCAGAGTCATCACGGGCAAGACGGAGGCCGACGAGCGGAGGGTAATGCTCGACGGGTTCCGGGCCAGCAAGTTTCGGTTCCTGGTGGGCGTTGGCGTGCCGACCGAGGGCTTCGACGTGCCGGACATCGAGTGTGTCGCGATGGCGCGGCCGACGAAGAGCCGCCTCCTGCATGCCCAGATGATCGGCCGCGGCACTCGCCCGCTTGCTGGTTTGGTCGACTCGATCCCGGATGACGACCAGCACATTATGCACAACGGCAAATCCTGCAGCCCACAGGAAGTGCGGCGCGCTCTCATCGCGGAGAGCAGCAAGCCGTGCCTCACGATCTTTGAATTCACGCTGAACAGCGGTCAGCACAGCCTCGCGACGCCGGTTGATATTCTCGGCGGGCGGTACAGCGATGCGGAGATTGATCTTGCGAACGAGAGGATCCGCGGCAAGGGTGGCTCGCCGAGCGAGCACCTCGAGTACGCCCGCGAAGAACTCCGAAAGCGGGCCGAAAGGGCGGCCGAACGGTACGCCAACCAGCGCGTTCGGGTCACGTACCGCAAGGGTGGGACGATCGACCCGTTCAGCGTCTTCGGCGTGCGCGCGCCCCGTGAGCTCGGCTACGAGCACGACGTCCCGGCTTCGCCGAAACAGGTTGAGTTGCTGAAGAAGTTCAAGGTGCCCATCGATGGCCTGACGAAGCGCAGCGCTTCGACGCTGATCGGGCAGTGCATGATTCGAGTGAAGGCCGGTCGCTGCACGTTCGCTCAGGCGAAGGTGCTAAAACGAAACGGCTATGCCATCGACATATCGCGTTCAGAGGCGAGCGTGATTATCGACACGATCGCCGCCAAGCAGGGCTGGAGTAAGCGCAAAGGTGGAGGTTCTTGATCATGCCCGCGATCATCCATGTACCGTATGACGCCGATCTCCAGGGGATCGCGTCGGCTAACCATGGCGCTGTGCTCGTGCTGGCTCCCGGCGTAACTTACAGCCTGCCGGCACCGCTCAGCCTTCACGGGCACGTGCTCTTCGGGCGCGACTCCCTGTTGCTCGCATCCTGGGCAGAAACAGAGAATTGTCTCGTGAGTGCTACGGATAGCATACTGATCGGCACCGCGCTCGACTGTCTAGGCAAAGCCGAGATCGCCCTGATGTCTGCGGGCGATGCGATCCTGCATGGATGCCAGTTCTGGGGCTACCAGCTCAAGGGCACTCAGTGTCACAGCGACGGCCGGGAAGACGCGAGGCTGCTTGTTACTAACTGCGCCTGCCGTAGCTGTCATATCCGAAGCGATTGGTCCGCGATCGGCTTTCAGGCTGACGGCCGGGACAAGCGTTTCGCTGAGGTGCGCTTTGATAATCTGCGTGTGGGCGCGCAGGTAGGTGGCAAGGAACTGCGCTTCGCAATCAAGCTGGCACAGGTCTCGCGAGCGAGCGGCGACGTTTACTGCGGGCACCAGGATGTCGTGTTCGGTGAGGGCATCGGTACCTTGGCTGGGCTGCGCCTGCATGGGCTCCGCTGGAGCAGCAGCCTGAACGGCGCACCACGCGGTCAACCCGGCTTGTGGTTCTACCCTGATCCGAGAGCTGTCGAGCTGGGTCGGAATCTCTGGCCGGAAACTGGGCTCGATGGTATGCGGTTCTTCCCAGAGTCAGAGGAGGGCGAGTCGTGATTAGCGCTGAGCGTGTGGCGAAAGGGATGTGGTGGCAACGGCCGTGGGGGCTGGTCACTGGCTGTACGAAGGTCAGCGAAGCGTGCGATAACTGTTGGGCGCTCGGCATGGAGCGCCAGTACAGGCGCGACGGGTCGGTGCGGTTTCGGGAGGATAAGCTGAAACTGCCGTTCTCGGTTCGCAAGCCTACGCTCTGGGCTGCGTGGAATGATCTCTTTCACAGGCGCGTCATCGCCCTCGAGCTACGCGCGGCCTTCATTGTGATGCGGTCGGCAAATTGGCACCGTTTCGTGGTTCTCACCAAGCGCATCGAACGCCTCGCGAAGTGTGATTCAAGCATGTTCGCCGACAACATCATCGCTGCCACGACCGTCGAGAACCAGCACTGGGCCGACGTGCGGATACCGCAACTGCTGGCGTGTCCGACTAGCGTGCGCATGCTGTCCGTCGAGCCGCTGTTGGGGCCGATTCAGCTTCGCTGCCCTGGCTGTCATTGTTGCTGGTCTAGCAGCGATGGGGTTTTGCGTGACGGTTCTGTCTGCATGAATGAGTTCGATATTGATTGGGTCATCGTCGGCCCCGAGACCGGTGCGAAGCATCGCCCGTGTAAGCTGGAATGGCAAGAGAGCATCAACGAGCAGTGCCGCAACGCGGGCGTGCCTTGCTTCAACAAGGCCGTGAGCGTCGACGGCAAGCTCGTAAAGGATATGGCCGACCCGCGCTGGCCGAGCTGGGCGAAACGTGAGTTCCCCGAAGGAATCGAGGTGACGTGATGGACTGGCGTGAAGCGACCGATGCGATTCATTCTGCCCGCAAGACTGTTGGCGAGGGTGATAGGGTCATACGCGAACTATCCCTCCTGTGTTGCGGACGTTTGCGCTGGGCTAATGTAGTCCCTGATGTGCTCTCGGCGCTGAAGCGTGAATTGCGCGCCTGGGACATTCATCGGACGTGCTGGAAGGATTGAGGTGACGGCATGACACAAGCTGAGCAACTGATACACGACGCGCTCAAGGTCGAGGTCGAGCGGCTGAAGATGCAGTTGGCTGGGCAGCGAAACCCGGAACCGATGACTCCCTGGGAGGCGATCCTGCACCAGAAAGCCAAAGATGATGGCATCCTCGCAGATGTTGTAGGCGAGAACGCTCGGCTGCGGGACGAGTTAGCCGTGTTGGAAACTGAGCTTGACGCGATACAACGCCAATTCCGTGACATGGCGAAACTGGCGGGCTGCGATCCGGCGCAAGTTGAACGCGCTGTCCTCGCCGAGCAGGTTGACCCCAGCGGCCCTAGTGGGTAGGCTTCCGGCGCGTAGGCTTCAACAAGGAGACTGTGCCATGCCTTTCGGATTCATGCTGCTCGAAATCATCGAACGACTCGTCAGGACTTGGTGGTATTATGCCTTTGGCTCGCAGCTATGACCAGCGGTGGGGCCTGACGATGGCGGGGGGGCTGTGGCTGTTATCGCTGGCGGTGTTCGCCTGGCTGGTGCGATTCGAGTACCTGGCCTGGGCCGCGAGGGTGGGAGGTTGAAACGATGCCTGACGTAGATCTGGTACGTGAACGTGACGCGCTCAAGGCTGAGGTTCAGCAGTTGCGACAGCAACAATGGTATTTATCACCAGCCTGCGACACGCCAGACTCTCCGTACGGCGGTAATGGGCTAACGTGGACACAGTACGCCCAAGCCGAGTACAAACGTGCTGAGACGGCCGAGGCCGAGATCGAGCGGTTGAAGGAGCGGATGTCATCATTGGAGAATCTTGGCTATTGGGCGGCGCGAAACGCACACGGTGCATGGTCGCATCCTGCGCACTTCGTAAACTGTCCGGTTCAGGTATGCTTTGATGCTAAGGCGACCCTAGGAAAGGAGGCTCTCATGCGGGAAGCGTTTGGTGACGACCGCGAAGTCTCCGCCGAGGTGGTGACGATGACACGACAGGCACTACTCGAAACGGGGACATGATGGACGAGCAGGATTATGTTTGGATTGCGCAGGCGGTCCTAGCGGCTGGCGTAGCTACGTTGTGGGCGATGTTGCGGAAGATATCGCGCCAGACCTGCGAACTACATCGAGTGCACCTCGGGGCGAACGCCATGGATAGTGATGGGGCTCCGAAGTGGTACGTGCGGCAAGCGTTGACCGAGAACGTCAAGGATCTGACGGAGGCCATTCAAGGGCTTCGCGAGGTGATGATCCAGCAACGAGAGATTCTGAGCCGGATAACGGAGCAGCAGAAGGACATGCACGAACTGGTCCAGACCATAGTGAGAAGGAACAAGTAGGGGGCAAGGGAGACTGAGATGTCACACGACGAAGGATGCACTGAAGGGAAAGCTTCACTTATCCACAGCGCGGTACTGCGTGTGCAAAATCACGTGGAGCAACTGGAAGGTCTCGTCTGCAAAATATGTGAGCCTGAGAAGGCGATGGCAGAGACTGATGGACCGCGCGCGCATGCGCCGTGCCTGGCTGCCCTTCTGGCTGATTTGCCTGCGACTCTCGATACGATATGCACCCGGCTCGACAAGGTAGAGGGTGAGCTAAACAAGGCCCTCTTTTGATTACGAAGCCAGGTAGGTAATGTGTGGTAACGGACCTACACAAAGGAGACCGACGATGAGACCGAGAACGAAGTGGCGATTACTTGAGATGTTGGGTTGGGTTGTGGCAATCACGGCCGTGTGGTTCTCAACGGGCTGCGGCTCGGCGTACAAGGTCAAGATGGATAACCCGAGCTGGGGCCTTCATTGGCGCGTTGACACGGGCTTGTGGTGGGAGGCTAAGAGTTCGAAGGCTGAGTTCGCTGGTGTGTGGCCGGGCGGCCCCGAGGAGCCGTGGGAGCCCGAGCCGACCGAAGAGCCGGAGTGATAGTTGAGATGATCAAGGTTTTCGCGGACATCTGCCACACTTGCTTGCAATGTCACCACACGTGCATCGTGGTTTCTGATGCGTGCCCGCGTTGCGGCAAGGCAATAGAACCGTGTGCAGTCTGGACGATTGGGTCGATGCTGTCACGCCAGAGACCAAGGAGCCTGAGTGATGGCTAAGCACCGCAAGCGGGGTATCAGCCCGTGTCTACGCGGCTGGCTAACGGTATCGGCGCTGGTGCTCCTCTCTGTCGCGATCTGGGTTGCAACCTGCACGGGCTGTACGTTGCACGTTCACTGGCATGCTGCACCAGCTACAACGATCATGGAGATGAACGATGAAGTGGTTGAACGGCAAGAAGGGGTACCTGGGGTCGATCGCGGCCGGACTGGTTGGGATTTTATGGACTCAGGGCTGGATAAGTAACGAACTAGCCGGAGTCATCGGTTCTGTGATTACGATGTGGACTGGCGTTGCGTTCCGCTCGGCGATCAGTAAGGGGCGCTAGCGAGCCCGGCGGGTCGGTCGTGACGTGGTGACTCCGGCGTCGCGGGTGTGCCGGCCCGTCGGGCTCGCGGACATCCCCCACAGAGGCGCGGGGCGGCAGCCTCGCCGGATGCCAAGGAGCCCCGCGCCTCCACTGATTCCTCCTCAGGAAGGGGCGGCGTCGGAAACCCTGCCCAACGGGCCCGGCGCCGTCCCGCGAGGAACCGATGTCAAAGTGGCTTGAAACCTCGCGGAAGCATCACTGTGCGATCTGTGACCACAACCACTGGTGCACGTACACAACCGATGGGGCCGTGGCGAAGTGCATGCGTGTGTCGTCCGTGAAGTCGGTAGCGTCCGGCGGCTGGATCCATCGGCTGAACGGCCACGCGGTCCAGTGGCGCCCGCCGAGCAAGCCTGAGCCGAAACGGCCGCCGATCGACTGGCTCAGCCTGTGCGGGGGGTACCGGGCTGACTTCCAGCCGCATGAGGTGGCCTACTCGTTGGGGGTGTCGGTCGAGTCGCTGGACCGGCTGTGGGCGGGCTGGTCGCGCCCGTACGATGCGGTGGCGTTTCCGATGCGGGACGGCAAGATGCGGATCGTCGGGATCAGGCTGCGTCGCCCGAAGAGCAGCCCGCCGAAAAAACGGTACTTCTGCGTGCCGCGGAGCCGGAACGCTTTGTTCATCCCGAGCGGTTGCGTGCCCGACGAAGTTTGGGTGTGCGAGGGTCCGACCGACTGTGCGGCGCTGCTGTCGCGTGGCGTGTACACGATCGGCCGACCGAGCAACACGGGCGGGCTACTCGACCTGACGCATTTCCTCGAGGAGGCGATGCCGAGCCGGGTGATCGTCCTGATCGACAACGATCCGCCTGGGCATCCGGCCCGGGCGGCGACGCTTGAGGGTGCGATGCAGTTGATCGACGCGTTGCCGCATGGGATGGCGGAGCTGAAACGGCCGCCGCCGGAGTTCAAGGACGCGAGAGAATGGCTAGGAGCACGACGATGAGTGATTTGCGAGAAAGGGATTGAGTGATATGGCAACCATGCGAGACGTGGCCGAAGGGCTACAGATTCTGATGAAGCACGAAGACCCCAACAGCCATTCAGTGTGCGCGGAGCACGACATTATCTACGCGGGGTCGGATCACGCCAAGTTGCCAGCGGAAGACGTCGCTGCACTCGAAGCACGCGGTTGGCATCTCGACGAGGAGTTCGAGTCTTGGGCGAGGTTTACGTAGAGGAACGACCGATGCTCGAGTTCAACCTGCCGATAAAGACGATCAGCGAAGCGAACCGCCGGACTGACTGGGGCAAGAGTCGCTTCGTCCACCTGCACCGGCACCGGAATCAACGTGGCGTGGCGGAGTTGGCGATGAACACGCATCTGCGTGAGGTCCCGGCGGGTCGGCCATTGCGGATCACGTTGGTACGAATTGGCCCGCGTCGGCTGGACGACGACAACCTGGCGGGTGCGATGAAGCACGTCCGTGACGGGATCGCGGACAGCCTGAAGATCGACGACGGCGACGAGACGCAGGCGGTCTGGGCCGTGGCTCAAGAGAAGGGCCGGGCATGGGAGTACAGCGTGCGGGTGAGGATCGAGCACGAGACTGGAGGTTCCGATGACAAAGGAAAACGATAATGTCCAACTGCCAGGAGGTGATCCGGCGTGGGCGGCCATGCAGCTTAAGCAAGGGTATGCCGCGCTCAAGGCTGACGTCGAGCGGTTGAATCGTAACTGTGACATGTACCGCAGACATGCCCGTGATTACCGCGTCGCAATGGTCGAGGCAAAGGCCGAGGTCGGGCGGCTGCGGAACCGATGCGATCAGGCACTCGACGAGGTACTCGCTGCGGCCATCGAACCCGACGAGTATGACACCCATATCAAGCGGGCGGCTGTACATTTGAGATGGCGCGAAGCCCTCGTCGAGCGGCAGGCTTGCACGCCGGAGGATTGAGCATGCGTGTCCGAGACTGTGTGACAAAACGAGAGGTTCTTACGCTTGAGGAAGGCGAGGTCGTTTTGGAATGGCCAGCGCCGCTGAGCGCCGAGAGTTACGAAACCCTGGAGCGCTGGCTGGAGCGGAATCGCCGCAAAATCAAATTCGTGGATGTTCCATGGAACTCCCAGGCTTGCACGCCGGCGGAGCCTGGGCGAGAATAGTCGTATCTCCTTTCGGGTTGGCCCAGTCGCGTGGCAGGTGGCTTCGCGGCCGGGCCGGCTTCTTCTGGACTTACGAACCTGTCGGGTTGGCCTTCGCGACGGCAGCTCCTACTGCGGCCATCGTCGCCATTGGTACGCGCAGCCTCACAACCTGATCGGCGACATCGGATTTGGAACATTCGCCGTGGCTGTCCAAGATTCGTTCGCAGGCGGTCAGGAGGTCGTCGTGGGCGTTGACGGCGCGGACAAGTAACGGACCATACCCCATGGCTCGATGGGCTTTCACCTCGACGACAATGTAACCTTCAGCATTTCTGATCTCTCGGGTAGTGTTGTTCCACGTCAACGGCAGCAACGACGTGTGTTCCGTCTCGCTCATGGTTTCACTCCTGTGGTTGAGGTTCGATCTTACGGTTGGCCCGGCGCAGGGCGCGCTTAACGGTCGAGTGGCGCCAGCATTTGCCGCGCGCGGGGAATCCGAGCTCGTTGCACTCCTGCACGATCTTGTAGTAGGTCGCGCCTTCGGCCTTGCGGCGTTTGATGTAGGCCAGCGCTTCCTGTTCGCGCGGCTCGGGCAAGAGGATCCAAGTCTCGCCTCGCTTGACGCGTCGCCAGCCGAGCGGCGGGTTGCCCATGGCGGTTCCGGTTCGCTGCCGGTACTCCGCGGCTGCCCGCGTCCGCGCGGCGGTGTCGCGCCGCGAGTATTCGGCGACGGCCGCGGTGATCGTCAGGATCAAATACCCGTGTGGGGTGCTCGTGTTGAGCTGCCCGGCGCCGCACCAGTCGAGAATGTGGACGCCGATGCCGACTTTGTGCCACTTCTCGATCGTCTCGATCGCTTCGTTCTGGTTACGAAATAACCGGTCCATCGCGTAGGCGACGACCTGGTTGACCTGCTGGGATCGCAGCGCCTCGAGCAGCTTCGCGCCCTCGGGCCGTTCGACCAACGGGGTCGACGCGCTGGTTTCCGGCTCGTCGAACTCGTGCAGGATCGTCAGGCCGGCGGGCCCGCGGCAGTATTCGCGCATCCGCTCGAGCTGCATGTCAATGCTGACGCAGGTACGGACCTTCGTCGCCGGCCGGGGCGAGAATCGGGCGTAGAGGGCGGCTAGTTTCTTCATTTCTTCGGGCATGGTTGGATGCTCCTTTTCGCCAGTTGGCGATGGCGGCGCCATTGATCTATCCAGCGGACGGTAAGCCGACGCGCCCATCCCGCCCTGCCACCGAGCAGCGAGGACAGCCAATAGATGCCGCTGCGGCAGCGCAGATCAAGGTCGGGCCAAAAACGCCCCCCGAAGTCTCGCTTGCCAACTATTAGGTCCAGCGTCGTTGTGCCGATAATCGGGCCGTGCTCAAAGACGTTCAACAGGCGAGGCTTGCGCATCGCACGTCGCAACGCGCCCGCCATCTCAGGCACGGCATCCAGCATCGCCCACAATCCGTCGCGTTCACTCTCAAACCTTGGCGACGTCTCCGACGAACCGCATCCTCCCCACAGACCATCGTCGGGCAACCACTCCAGGTGTCGGCACTCGGGATCGTCCGCTGTAGAGACATCACAGATCGTGCAGTACACCACGTCGTGCCAACCGTCGCACTCCTGGCAGAAGTCTGACTCCTCGAATTGCTCTTCCGACATGGCTTCGTCGCAAGCGAGGCAGACGTGTTTCGTCTCGTTCATGGTTTTCTCCTCATTGGGCGAGTCGCATGACCGCAAACGCAATCACCGCGACCGCCAGTAGTAGAACCAGGGGCAGCAACGCCCGGTCGAGTTGGTCTTCAATTAGCATGGCGTTCTCCGGTTTTCGCCAATTGGCGAAAACAGTAAGCTGATGCACAATGGCGGGTTACGTCGGTTTCTGCGCGCGGGCGCGCCGAGCACATAGTTCGGCGCAGACGACGTGGAGTGCCGCGCTTATGAGGATGTTCTCGGGGCTATCTTTGGGCCAACGGTGGGCAGCGGGGCCCAAGGTTTCAAGGCCGAGGTCAAGTGCTGCCCACGCTTGGTCAAGACCAGCGGATAAGGCGGCGCGTTTCTGTTCTTTTGGCGTCATGGTTCTGTCCTTTCGTGTTTTCGCCAATTGGCGAAAGTCATAACTCATGCCTGGTGCGGCATTTCGGTCGGAAAATCAGGCGGCCCGTTTATCGGGCACTCTCAATCTTGTCGAGGCGAGCGGCCAGAACGTTGATTTGCTCTGCCTGGATGCCATAAGCGTCGTCCAGCTTGGCGGAAAGATCCTGAACCGTTAAGGCCGGCTCGTCCTCGACTTTCGCCCGGTCGATCTGCTGGAGGATCCCGTCGGCCGCGGCGTCGGCGCCGGCTGCGTGCCATGCGCCGACCAGGTTGCGAGTTGCGGTTACGAGCGTTTTGAGCGCGAACGGTTCGAGATGGGCCATGGTGTACAGGCGATAGTCGGCGACCGCTTGGCAGAGCTTCGCCCACAGCTTGGCGTCAACGTGCACGAGCTCCCCCGGGGTGCGCTGGCAGGGGGGAGAGGTCAATCTGTCCACGACCTCCGCGAGCTCGTTACTTTCCGGGGGGACTTCGCTCGTTGTCTCTTGGCAGCGCGGACAGTCCGCTGGGTTGCACGCGGCAGTCTGGATCACCGTGGCGGCATCCCTGACGGCAAGCTCTGGAGCCGACCGCAAATGCTCAATCAGGTGACGTTCGCAGTAGTAGCGTTTCATAACCGTATTTCCTTCTGTTCGGTTGCCTCGTCAGTGCCGGGAAACCGAATCCCGGCAGACGCGCCCGGTGGCGCGTTTCGGCTAATACTCGTCTGGGAACATCAGCGTAAAGCCGCCGAGTTCGTTCGCGCCGATCCAAACCTCCTTGTCGGTCACGTTGCCGAATAGCCCCTTGGTGTACAGATGGTCGCCAGGCTGCGCCCGAACGATCATTGCCGCGTCCATCAGCAGCGGGATGGCCTTCTGGGCGTAGGTGCGCCCGTCATCCTTCGCTTCGATAGCGGCGTGTACGCCAGCCGTGAAGCACCAGCCCGGGAACTTGTTCGGGTACGGCTGGCACAAAAACCCATCCTCGATGGCCTGCTCGCTCGTGTACGTCGAGATGACCGGGCCAAACAAATCTTCCTGTTCGCTCATGGTTCTAACTCCGTTTCTCCCGGGGTTGACGGTCCGGGGCAGCGCGCCCCGCGTGGGGGCGCGTTCGCCTCAGATCGGCTATCGGGTTTTTACGGGGTGTTTCTGCTCGAATTCTGGCAGGAACTTCACCCATCTGAATCGCTGGCAGTCACATTGCCGGCAAGGCCCGTGCCCTTGCTGGATAAGATCCTCGTGCTGGCTGTTCGGCCCGTCGCCAGTATGCCCGCAGTCGCAAAGCGACCTGGCCTTATCTGTGATTTCGACGTTCATCGGTCTACTCTCCGTGTCAGTGCGTCGCCAGCTCGATCAGCGCGGCCACGAGCAGCGCGCCGAGCGTGGCGACTATCCATCGGTTCTGGCGGTCTCGGTAGGTCATGGCGGCGGCTCAAAACGTGTCGCGCGGGATGCGTAGCTCGATCCCGCACTGTTCCTCGTGGGCCATCTCAACACCTAGGCGAATCGGATCGGCGCCCGGCTTGATGGTTATCCACGCCGGTCGGCCAGCGTAACGCCCGGTCTCGGTAATGAGCGTGACCTGCGCGCGTCGCCAAGTCGGCCGTGGGCAGGCGTCGCCGATAACCGCGGTGTCTTGGATTTCAGGGTGTCCGAAGCACATGATGCCCTCGCTTTCGTTGAAGGTTTCGCCAATTGGCGAAAACGGGAATCCTTGCACTGGTAACGGGTTACACTGGCTTCTGCGTCGCCTTGGCGATGGCAGCGTCAACCGCTTTGTACGCAGCGGCCATGTTGTACTCTTGCCCATATGCGCCACGCCGGGCACCTGCAACCAACTCGCACGCGGCCAGGAGGTCGTCGTGGGCGTTGTACGCTAGCGCGAGCCTGTCGACAGTCGCCTTGGCCTCAGCGGGCCCTACTCTGTGCGTGAAAATTGAACTAATTTGTGCGATCAGTAACGTCGTCGAGGGTGACCCGGCTGCGGGCGGGAAACGGGAGCCGCGGGGCGCGTGAATCGTGTAGCCATCGGGAACCTCATGGTTCGGGAAGCGACACTCCACAGTCAAGGGCCCGGGCGTGTGTTTCGTCTCGCTCATGGTTTGATCCTTTCGTGTTTCGCCAATTGGCGAAAGTGGTAATGCCATACTGTGCCAGTGGTTACGGTCATTTCGCGAGCATCTCGCCTGATTCGATCGCCTGCAGCGCCGCTCGCATGTTGTTGTGGTGGAGCTGCAGCAGCTTGACGTAATCCGCTTCCGGCCGGCCGTTCAAGTTCTCACGCTCGGCAATCTCGCGGGCCCGCTTGGCGAATGTTGGGGCAAGGCCCTGATTAGTGAGCGGGATCGCTAGGCACCGCGAGAGTAGCGGGCCGCCCTCAATCCCGTCGGCGAATAGCTTCTTCTCGCCTGCGCGCGTGGTCGTGAAAATGATCACTACGTGAGATGGCAAGCGCTCCAGGATCCCTTCAAACCGCCGAATGATCGGCTCGCGGAGTCCATGCGCTTCGTTCACAATCCACGCCCGCCCACCCCTGGAACCGCCGCCGTAGAGGTGCAGATCGTCGGATAGCTGGCGCAGGACCGCGGCCGTCACCAGGTCCGCCGAGTCGTACTCCGTCACCCAATACGGATCGGCGACACCGGCAGCGATGATCCGCGCGAGCGTAGTTTTGCCAGCTCCGGACACGCCCGTTATCCAGTACGCGCGCCCGCCGAAACCTGACCGCGCCTCGAGGCCGGCCAGTGCATCGACCGCGGCCGGCTGCCCGATCACGTCGGCGAGCTCATGCGGACGGTACCGCTCGTACAGGGGGCGTGTGTCCATTACAGCACGTCCTGCGCGTCGGCCAGCGCCTCACGCTCGCTGTCAAATGGTCCGATCGGGTCGCCGTCAGGTAGGCAGCCCGGGAAGCAGGACCACCAGTACCACCCACGCCGCGGAGCTGAATCATCAAGCGGATGATTCCATTCCTCATTGCCAGTCAAGTGGAATACCTCAACATCCGGCAAGGCGCGTGGGTCGGTCTCGCGGCTTGGGTCTGAGTAAGCTTGCATCGGTCGTGCCTCCAATCTCAGGTCTCTGGTTCATGCTCTATCCCCCATTATGGCGCCTATCTCCAAGAAGTCAAACCTATTCCCGGAATAGCGCGTAGATAGTTGAGATTGCCTACGCGCGCCCGCGTTAGTTACTCGACGCCTCACCTAATCAGCGAACTGCTAAGCGCACCAATCAACTGTTTGGCATGCCATACAACTGGACGGTTTACCCTAGTGTTGCACGTCCGGTCACAACAGCAGCGGATTCAATACAAAGACAAGCGCCGGAAAGGCAAGAGCAAAGGCAGACAGACAGACAGACAGACAGGTAGAGCAAAGCGCCAGCAAGGCGGACGGAAAGCCGGAGCAAAGTGGGGTGGACTGGATGGTGGAACGTACCAGCGCGCGACCGAAGATCGCCCCGCCCTGGTGGATTCGAGCGCAGCGCACGGCTCGAGCAGCCCATCCTCGCGCCATGTGCACGTATGGCGCCCGGATTCAACCCCCATCCTGGCGCTTTGAGGCCGCTTTCGAGCCGCTTTCCATGCGTTTCAGGCTGGATGGGACCCATTCGCCAGGCCGGCCGCGGATTCGCCCCCCGGGCAAAATGCGGGCCCGTCCCTACGTATGTCCCCCTTCACGTCCCCCCACATCCCCCACCGTTGTCCGGAAGCGGTCACGGTATTATCTTACAGATGCTGATTGCATGCGGGGGGTTTGTGGGTTATCCTACAGATATGGGATTTGAGTTGGCTGGTGCTGTATGAGCTACAGGCTTGGCCGTCGTTGTGTCGACGCAGAATGCGACGATTGCGGCAAGAGGTGGACGGCGCCGAATGCGCAGGGGGTTGCGGCGCGGCACGCCCGGGCTCATGGGCACACCGTCCGCGTTGAAGTGGTCCAGTACATTATCTACGGCCCCGAGAAAGAGGAGGTCTCGAGGTTGCCGGGTGAGTTTACGGGGGCGGCGGTCTGATGGGGATGACGAAGACGGCATTTCGGATGTGGTCAGAGGGTCGCTGGGACGAGTACGTTGATTTGAAGGCAGAGTTGAGGTCTCGGGGGTTGGTTGGGATGGCGTTCAAGTCGGCGTTCGACAAGGCGTATCCGCCGTTTGGCGAGGAGGAGTTGGAGGCACGTCGGGGAGAGGGGCTGGCGCCGACGGAGGAGGAGATTTCGGAGCGGCGGGTTCGGGAGGATCGTTCGGATCAGACCAGGGGCCGGAACGCTCGCGCGGCGGCCGAGGGTGAGGCGCCAGGTTCTAGCAGTACCGGGAAGGCGTCCGAACTGGAGGTATTTCCGGCGGACGTTTTTCGTCGCAGTGGCCAGGTTAGCCAGTTGGAGGAGATTGACTGGGTGAAGGAGAACTTGGCGGTTGAGGGGATCCGGCCGGAGGACGCTCCGACGAGTGGAGCGTTTGCGATGTGGCAGGTTTACAGCCGGAGCCGGTCGACTCGGCAGTTCTTCTTTGAGAAGCTGTGGCCGCGAGTGTTGCCGAGCATCCGGGACCTGAAGCAGGCGCAGAAGTTCTCGGACGATGGTCGGAAGCTGGACGATCTGACGGACGGGGTTGAGAAGATGGCCGAGGCGGCGAAGATGTCGGCTCGAGGTCGGTGGTTGGAGCATGGGGTGGAGGTGCCGGGATGATCTTCGTAAGCAAACGGCGATGGTACTTGTTCTGGCGTTGGCGCGCGTGGGAGTTTCATCTGCGGATTGACGGGAATTGGAGTTTGTTTTCGGACTGGCGCCGACCGTGGCGTTTTTCGCGGTTGACCACGGATCACGGGAGAGTGGTTCGTATCCAACTGGGGCCGCTGGTCTGCCATCGCGGCATCGCCTTCTGTGTCTGGGATTTTCGGACGGATCTATGCCGGAACTGGACGGCGACGTACGATGCGCATTGACCCGGGCCGGACACGGGCGGATTACGCGGCCGAGCGGGGGCTGCCGCATTACGGCCTGGTGCCGAAGGATCCGTACGCGAATCTGGCCTTTCGGAAGGCGATCTGGGAGCGGGCCAAAGACGATCCCGGGTTCCAGTACGAGCAGAAGCTACGCTGTAAGCGGGACTTGCTGTATTTCGTGAACGTGTTCTGTGTCTTGTACGAGCCGCGGGAGCCGATGGGGCCGGCGGTCTTCCCATTTCTGACGTTTGATTTCCAGGATGACACGCTGTTGGAGATCGAGAAGCGGCTGGGCAAGCGTGACATCCCGATCGAGAAGAGCCGGGACGAGGGCGCGACGTTCATGGTGATCCCGGGCTGCTGTTTCCGGCGGTGGCTGTTCTTCCAGCGCCAGAGCTTCCTGCTGGTGAGCCGGACGCGTGAGCTGGTGGACTCGTCCGAGGGGGACGTCGACACGTTGTTCTTCAAGCTGGATTTACAGTTGCGGTACCTGCCGAGTTGGATGGTTCCGGTGCATGACCGGCGGAAATTCCACTTGAGCAACCGAGAGATGGGGTCCGTTTTTGACGGCGAGGCTCCGACGGAGAATCTGGGCAAGGCGGCGCGTCGTTTGGCCATCGTGATCGACGAGCTGGCGTCGTTCTCGGACACGGACGCGGAGGGCGCGTGGGCGGCGACGATGCGTTCGACGAATTGCCGGGTGGCAATCAGCACGCCGAACGGAGCGCACGGCCGGTTCTACGAGATGATGAACCCGCCCCCCGGTACGCCGGCCGTCGACAAGCTCACGCTGCACTGGCAGGACCATCCGATCTTGAATCAGGGGATGTACCAGTATCGGGACGGGCAGTTGGTGATCCTGGACGTGGAGTATCAGTTCCCGTCGGGTTACAAGTTCGTGAAAGATGGGCGGCTGCGTTCGATCCTGTATGATCGGGACGAGTTCGAGCGGGGTGCGACACGACAGCAGATGGCGTCCGAGTGGGATATCGAGTACGTGGGCAGCGGATTCCCGGTCTGGGAGCCGGAACGGGTGCGGAACGCGGAGCTCCGGGATGCCCGGCCGGCGATGGAGGTCGGCGACCTGGTTTTGGAGGACGAGGAAGAGGATCCGCACGTGAAGCGTTTCACGCGCGCGGAATCGGGGTCGCTGCGACTGTGGTGCGGGCTGGGAGCGGACGGCGGGCCGCCGGACGGCGACTGCGTGATCGGCGCGGACATCTCGAATGGCGTTGGCGTCACGCCGTCGGTTGCGGTCGTGCTTCGGAAGGACACGCGTGAGCAGGTTGCCGAGTTGACCTGCTACCATCACGACCCGAAGGAGTTCGCGAGCCTCTGTGTGGCCATGGCGCGCTGGTTCCACCGCGCGCTGCTGAGCTGGGAGACCAACGGGCCGGGCGGCTGGTTCGGGAAAAGGATTCGCGGGATCGGGTATTCGGCGTTATGGTACCGGCGTGCAGACGAAGAGAGCCGCGCAGCGAAGGTGATCCCGAAGGCGGGTTGGCACAACAACCCGAAGAACCGGGACGCGGCGATCGGCCACTTCGGGGATGCGGTCCTCGAGGGCAACGTGATTTGTCGGAGCAAGGCCATTTTTCGTGAGATGCTTCATTATCGGCAGACGGCGGGCGGGTTCGTGAGCGGTACGATACCGCGTGTAGCCGGAAACGACCCGACGGCGAAGCCGGAGAACCACGGCGATCATGTGATTGCCGGCCTGGTGGCGGAGAAAGCGCTCGGCTCGCAGCCACGGGTCCGCCGGCCAGAAGGCGAGCGGCCCGAAGACGACGGTGTGCCGGAGACGTCGCTGGCCTTCCGCCGTGGTTTGCGTGCCAAGGCGAAACGCCTGGAGTTCGCGACATCAGGTTGGTCACTTTGATTGGAGGTTGACCGATGAATCGACGCAGTTTTCTGAGGAACGCCGTCGGTGTACTGGCAGGCGCACTCGGCGCGGGCTGGCTGTGGTCTCGATGCTCCCGCGAGCCGGAGCAGGCCGCGCTTGTCCAGCGGGTCATCCACACGCTGGGCTTGGGCAACACGCCTTATGCGTCGTTGAGTGCCAAGGATCAGGCGCTCGTGACGAAGATCATCAAGTCTGGGCAGGACTTGTTCGATAATCCGCCCATCACCTTCAAGGGCGTGCCGGTCACGTACTCGCCCACGCTTGATGATCGGCCCGTCCTGGTCGAGAAGGTCCGCGACATGGGCGCGACGGTTAGCGGGTCTGCGCAACGGGCCGACATCCTCAACAACTGGAAGGAAGATCCGGTCTGCGCAATCCTGCAAAACCACTTCGCCAAACGCGTCTGGCCGCCGTACACCGTTGATGTCCACAGGTACTTCGATGTCTTTGACGTGGCGATCAGCGTCGTCGATCATCGGAATCAGACTGGCGGGTGGGTGAATCACATTGCGATTGCCGCAGACGAGATCGTTCCTGGCCATCTTGTCGATTCGAGCGGCGCTGCAGTCAGTAGGG